TTATATGTTTTCATTTATTTTATCCACCCTTTTATTTATTTCACCCACGGATTCATCCCATATTAAAATTTGGGAACATGTTTTTGATTCACATAGACTTAAAGTGATTGAAGATAAAATCTCCGTTGTTGGAACCATCCATTCCATTAAAAAATCATTTGACGGTGATATCCATATTAACTTAAAATTGGATACCCTATTTCATGATGATACCTCTTATTTGGATAAAAGAAATTTTACCAAACAAGATGGTTGTTTGGTTGTTGAGATTGTTTGTGGACACCGAACAATATTCCCCATCTGTTTTAATTATAAAAATAGTATTTTAATCCCCCAAAAAGGTGATAGGGTTTTGGTTACAGGACCATTTGTTTTTGATAAAAGACATGGATGGACCGAGATTCATCCCGTATATGAAATAGAATTTATTTATTAATTCCATGTCTTAATTTTTATTTGGTTTTTAACAAATAATATAAAACCCCCATTAAATCTAAATGATTAACACTCTTTAACGTACTTGGAATATATATCACATGGTGTGTTTGTATAGTCATATACAATACCCCACACTTCATTCATTAATCCTAACGTATTTGTTCTAATTTCCCCAATAAATGTTATTGTTATACTATAACTAATATATTTCGGTTGACCTTCCAGTACTTCCCTATCATCAGGATGTTTTACCTCAACACTACATACAATATCTTTATTTGGTATAACAAATGTGGTATATAATAACTTCTCTATTAATCTGGACTTATCGTGTTTTTTGTCACCGATTTCTTCGGTAATCCGTGTATTGCTTATATTATCTTTTACATATTTAACCAATGGTTTTTCATATTTTAAATAAGAATCCCAATAAGATTGTTCATCACCAAACTCATCTATGTCTGAAAATTTTTTACCTTTAATAAATTCTCTAACACCATCATAAATTGCGGTATCCAAACTTTCACCAAATTCAATTAATTCTTTAATATCGTTAATTAACCATTCAAGGTCTTCAGGTGTGAATCTCCTTTTAATAAATAAAGGAATTTCGGTTTCTTCCCTTAATATTCTTCTTATGGTTTGTTGTAAGTTCATATCAATATATGTATTCATCATTTTCAAATGTGTCTATTTCACTTATATCATTTAATCCATCAAAATTATTAGAAAACCATCTTTTTAAATGTTTTTGTATTTCTTCAAAACCATCCATAGAAAACATATTATATATTTCACCATATAAACTATCATCCATATGAACCTCATTTTTCTGTGTACGTCTATTAAAATCTATTACAACCATTGTATGGTGTAATTTATCATCAACAAATTCTATTCTTGGATGTAATCCGTCTTTCATATCAAATTTTGTAAAAGATGAAATCCTTTTGGCTAGATATAAATCTATTATCTCATCTCTTTTGGATTCTTCTTTTAATATTCTTCTTATGGTTTCTTGTAATCTCATAATTCACTTTTAACCATATTATAAAAAAACTCACTTATTTTCTCAGGTGATGTTATATTCTTACTCTTCATCTGATTTTTATAATTACTTATCATAAATATCAATTGACTCAATGGCATATTTTTATACATTTGAGGTGCAATATATAACCTATCAATTAACCCTTTTTTATATAATTCTCTCATTTTTCTTGCGGCAAAATCATCAGCAACTTCTTCAGTTTTTTTCATGAATTTAGCAGCATCTTCAACACTCATATCTCCAACATAACATTCATACATTTTTTCAACACCATATTTCTTAAATTGATACTGGTGAGCAACCTCATGAAAAATAACAAACAATATAAAATCTAATTGATTATTTAAAATGATTTTATTAATTAGTACACCATCATGTAAAGCAAAACCAAATGCTGGCGCTTTAAATCCTGAAAACTCAATATTCTTACAATTTGATTTATTAATAAAATCAATCAAAAATTGTTTTAAATCTTCCGATAATCTAAATTTGGAATCTATTGTATCAATAAATTTATTAATACCCTGAGTTTCTTCCCTTAATATTCTTCTTATGGTTTCTTCTAATCTCATTTTTTCGTTTTCTTTACACAATTTGGGTATCTCTTACCAAACATTGTTTTCATCCCCTTTTGAGTATATCCTTTCCAACACTTTTCTGTTAGTTCTGACTCATTTTGTTCTCCCCTTGTTTTATAATTAGGTAACTTACCGATTTGAAAAAATCTATATGTTTTCTCCATATCTGATGAATAATATTCCATCAAAAATTCAAATATTTCATCAAATAAAGAATCATACGATTCGTCATAACCCACAATTTTAAAAAAAACATCATCCATCATCATCGATATGACCATGTTCTTAAATTTTTCCAATGTCATATTATTCCATTTGTCAATGTGTTTAACATATCTAATTGAGGAAATGTTTAATGCGTCATTAAACCCTTTATCCAATATATCAAAATTAAGTCTTCTCAATAATTTAGTTGATATTTCTCTTTCTTCCCTCAATATTCTCTTTATGGTTTCTTGTAAATTCATATTAATAGTTTTAAAAACCTAATTGTTTTTTTCTTTCTACAGTATCTACAATGTCCAAATAGAAATCTTCAAGGTCTCTTTCCCCTGTTTTAATTTTATCAATGATTTCCACTCTTCTATATGCAGTATTCTTATCAATAAAATCAATCATTTCTTCATCAGTAATTCCTTCAGGTTTTGTTGGTTCAGAAATACAATCATGTTCTTCAATGTCATTAATATCCGTTATATGTAAACCACTTTCACCTATTATTTTTTCAAATTCAGGAACCATAGTTTCATCATACCATTCCTCAATTATTTGAATTACATATGATTTTCTCACACTAAAAAAAGATTGTATTTCATCGATAAGTGATTTTGAAACATATAAATTTCCTTGGATGGGTTCTCCATTTTCAAAATAGTAAACTGCAGTAATGGTTTCTTTTCCCTTAACACACCAATCTTCTCGTAAATTACCATAATTACGAGATTTAATCCCTATTTTTCGTTTACCATTTGAAATATATGTATTTAAATAGTTCTTTATCGAGTCACTCATTTTAGAGCTAGAAGTTAAAAACTTTTTATATTGTGTTTCAGTAATAATAAATCTCATATAATGTTTTCTTGTAACTTAATTTAGTCTTTTTTGTTTCTAATTAACAATTCGCCCAAAACTTCTAATCGACCCATTTCTCTTTGGAACTCTATCTGAGTCATATTTAATGATATTTTTTTGTATGTGGCATCAAATTCCTTTTTTACCTCATCCATGTCTATCTTCCCCTCTTTTGCTTTGTTGTAATATGGTAATTTAACTTTGAAATGATGCCAAGTTAAGAGAGCTAAACCCCCTTTTTCTTTTGCATTATTTGCAATTTTTTCAGCCCCTTTTCCACGGGTTGATGCGAAGTCTTCGAATTCCTCTTTGACCTCTCTTAATACTTTTCTAATTGATTCTTGTAAGTTCATCCATTATAAATATAATGGAAATTTGATTTGGTTAAGATATAACCATACAACCCAAAATTATAATTAAACAACCTATTAAGGTGAAAATAAAGATATGTATCAAATCTAAATTTGTAACATAAGGTTCATACCAAGAACCTCCTTCACCTTTGTTTAACCATTCTTTGAATCTCATATATTATATTCCTGAACTGTTGTTTGAATTGTTATATATTTAACAGGTTTTCCAAGGTTTGTTGCATATTCTATTTCACTTTGAACACCTATTGAGTTTTTAACCCTGTCAACACCTTCTTTTGGTATCATAACCCATACTTCATCACACCAATCAATAAATTGGAAATCGATTCTTTGCCAGTAATCCCATGTTCCTTTCACACCATATTTTGTTAGTGGATGTGAATGAGTTATCGGACTGAAAACGTTAAGTTCGTATGAATTTATTATTTGTGCGGTTGCACTTGTTACTTGTTCGTAACTACTTTGTTCCATACCAGTATAAGGTATTGCAAGATAAATCTTTCTCATTTTTTAATTTTGTAGAAAGACTAATAATAATAAATGTAATTTACTATGTCAAATTAAATTCGACTAAACATCGAGTGGGATGTGATTCTTAACTCTTCATCATCATAAGTGAACACCATACTTAGTACCATAGTACCAGAATAATTTATATCACTTACTTCAGGTTTTTTTAATTTTCCATTAAGGTTAAAAGATACTTTTTGGAGGACATTATCTATTTTTTCACTAACATGTGTTAATGTATCAGCAATTGAATTATAATCCGGATTTGTAGATATGGAAAATTCAACTCTAATTATTACAGAATATAAACCATTTTCATCATAATCAAGGTCATCTAATGAAATGTCAATATCACCAAAAGTTTCTTTTTCAGTTAAATATATTAAGTTTTTAACTATAGGTATTTGTGATTCTAATGTATTTTTTAATTGACTCATTTACTTATTTTATTTATAAATAGTTTGTATTTTCACTTTTAATCAATAAAACTTTTGGTTCAATTCCCAATTGAAATGCAACATCTAATCTGGTGTTTCCTGAAAAGACTTTTCTTGTTCCATCGGAGAATTCAATAATGATTGGTAAATCCATTTTATCATTATTTTTAAACCCATCATATATCTTTTGTAACGTTTCTTCGTTTCTAAACTCAGGATATGACTTATATGACTTAATAAGTTGTAGAATGTCATCATAATTCTTTTTTCGACTTCTACTCATAATATCCGAATCATCCTCAGATTTTATTGTAATTATTTTTCCGTTGTTTACCGCTTTGAGAAACTCTTTTTCTGAATCAAAGTAATTTTCATCCTTTAATTCGTGTTCAATTTGATATTCTAATCTTAATTGTTTTTTTGAAGGTATAGACCAATTATTAAAGTGGATATCTTCTTTGATAATACCCATCATTTGTTTAATCCTATTTATGTTTTCAGTTAGGTTCATTTAGAGATAAATATATAAAAAAACTTATTTAACCATATCATTAATCGTGTCTATGATTTTCGTTTCGTATTGTTGGTCAAAATTAATTTCAACAAAAAAATCCGATTCAATTAAATCAATTAATTTTTCTTTTATAATTTGCTTTTCTGACGTAATACCAATATTCTTTAATTGTTCTGCATTATAAATCTGTTCTATTTGATTTTTTATCGGTATTACATACAATTTTTTCCCTAAAAATAAACATTCGCTAGTTAATTGAAACCCAGCATTACATATTACAACGTCTGACTTTAATAAGTCATCGTTGAATGTTTTTGAATTAACTTGTTTTATTTTAAAATTAGCAATTCTGATTGTTTGTTGAGGTAAGTCTTTATCCGAAGTATATATGATGAAATTATAGTCACTAAGATTAGAAAATTGAACCAATTGTTGGTGCCATGGCACCGAATGAATATAGGTCAAAATAGTTTTTTTGTTTGTTTCTATTTTACCTTTGTTACGTATTAAATCACCTTTAATGATAGGTAAACAAGATTTTTCACCCTTAAAATAATCAAAATAAATGTATGAACTTATTGGTGATATTATCTTACACATTATTTTATTTAAATTGTAATACATGTTAGTACTGAATCTTTTGGATAAAAATTTGTAATGATTCCCAATACCTAATATTTTTTTCCTTTTTAGTATTGCCGCCCAACTAGTTACGGGTTCAAAGTCTGTTATAATAATATCATAACCTTTTAAATTCAAATAGTAAACGTCTTTAAAAAATCTTACTAAATTATTCCCTTTGAAGATATTAATTAAGTTTATTTTTTCATTGGTATTAAACTTTAATCCATCTAATCTTTTGATTACATTTATATTTTCAGGTAATTCAATGTTTTTTTGTTGACCCGATAACAAAACATCAATTTCAAAATTTTCAAATTTCTGTATTTTATTTATAATTTCTACTGAACGTGAAATATGTCCATTTCCTGTGGTTTGTATACCGTATAGTATTTTAATTTTTTTCATTATATCTATGTATTTTCCATCCAATACCATCAAATTCTAAACTAGTTAGATTTTCAACCCAATCGCCTGAGTTCATATATATAATAGAACCTTTCTCATTTTTAAACTCAACAATTTTAGGTTCGTGTATATGACCATTTATAACATAATCAAATTCTTTATCAATTCCATGTTCACAGGATAATTTTTCAAAATCACTAATATATTTAATAGCTCTTTTAACATTTTCTTTTATTTTTTTAGATAAGGAAAATGGTTTTTTATTAATTTTTTTTAATAGTAAGTTAATTTTTCTGTTTAAATATATTATGAAATCATATGATTTACCACCTATTTTTGTTAAAAATTTACCCAATTTCCCTTTTACCGAAATGTCAAATACGTCTCCGTGAAATATCCAGTATTTTTTACCATTTATTGTTAATATCAATTTATCGTCCTTAATAAAATTATTAAATTCTATGGTATCAAAATCTCGTAAAAAATCGTCATGATTACCTGTTATATAATATACTTTTGTATTGTTTTTTAAGAATTGTAAAATAATTCTAATAAATTCAAGCTGATGTTTATCAAAGTATTTTTTATCAAAAACATATCCATCAAATATATCACCATTTAATATTAATATATTAGTTTTTATTGATTTCAGGTAGTTATTTAATTCTTCCGCATGGCATCCATAAGTACCTAAATGTACATCTGAGATAGCAACAATTTCAAGTTCTCTTTTTGACATAAATTATTTTTCTATAAATAACCTTGTGAATTTGATTTTACGTTAACTTAATATTAAATCTGAGATACTATTTCCATAATATCATCCAAAATTGTTGTTGATAGTACCTCATAACTTACATCGTATTCACCCAAATCAGTTGAATGTTTATATCCACCCCAAACTTGAATTGTGACTTTACTTAATCCAAAATATTCTATTTGATGTACTTCTCCATCTTTTTCATCATAAAATATAGGTTCTTCAAATGGTGTCTCACCAAGACCTAATCCACCAATATTATCAATAACTTCTCTAATTTCCGTAATTTTCATATCATCAGGTATATCACCATCAGTTAATTTAAGTAGTTTTTGATATCCACCAACAAATTTTGATGTATCTATTATTCCTTGAGAATAAAGTATTTTAAGTAATTTTACCTTTGCATTATCTATTTTCATACGATATTTTTGATTACATTAAAGTGTCAAATTTTAAATTAAATTTTTCCTCCACATATTCTTTTAAATATTGTTTTTGTTCATCATTTGGTAACCCAAATAAAGATTCAATAAAATCAATACCTATTACATCACCCCAATAATAACCAGTATTTGGGTCATCTTTTTTATAACCGATTAAAAGTTCACCATTATATTTTGGAACTGACACTCCTTCCCAATCACCATTTTCCACAAAATACCAATCTTCAAAAATTGAATCATAATATTTGAATAATGTCTGTTTTAACTTTGACTCAGTTATTAGATATTTCATAAGTTAAAACTCTTCTTTTGTATAGTTGAAAAAATCAACATCAATTGGACATCCATAAAGTTGAAGATTAAATGGTGTAAAACTTTCAATGATGTTGGAAAATTTATCCCGAATCTCTCTTTTTTCCCTATAATTTTTATTAATAAATTCTAAAGTAAAAAGAACTTTTTCTGACGAATAACTTTGACTATTACCCGTCTTTTCATCTTTTATCCAAGTGCTCCCAAAAGCAACACCTTTTATTTTATAATCTATTTTATATAAATCATCACCAAAATTATCTTTAAGTAACTTAATTAATTCAGGTATTAACTTTTTGGCCAACTTTAAATCTTTCTCATATTTTTCAATAAAATCTGAAGCATCAGATTCTGTTAAACCCATTTTATTTTTAATTGATAATATTTCTTCTTGTAATTTCATATTAAGCTGTTATTGAATGAACAAATTCAGGTCTTTTACCAAATCTGAATTCTGAATAATCTCTTAATAAATTATTAAATGATGTACTATATTCAAAATCATCAAAAGGTAACCATTTATCAAAAGGTTTATATGTTAAATCAAAATCGTAATATAATGTATTTTTTTTCCAGTTATATTTAAATAAAATATAAGCATTTTCTTCATCAGTTAGAACAAGGGTCGAACCAGCATGTTCATCAGTATATTGATTCGGATATTCATTTTGTAACACCATATCCATCGCTTTAACTTTTCTAATATCAGAAATTTCTTCAGTAACTAAATCTTCATCCTTTTCAATAAATTTAGTCATTAACCAAGACCAACTTAAAGTTCTTGCAGATATTCCTGTAACTAATTTAAAATAATCCAAAATTAATTTTCTAATTTCATCACCGAAATCTGAACCAATTATATCACCAAAACTTACAGAATCTGTTACTTCGCCAGTTTTCCAATAATCATTACCAGGGAAATATTGACTATAATGATATTCTCTCCATTGTTTAGCACCCCACTCCATATCAACACTAATTACACCCTGAATTCCAACATAACCTAAATCAGGTAAGAATGACAAATACTCTATTTCAATTCCTTCGAACCAATCATATTTTTGTTTCATAAATTTACTCAATACCTTTTCCAAATCCTTCTTATGGTCATCAAGTAAATTTACACCACTACTTTCAGATAATAATGTTCTATATTGGTTCTCTGTTAGGATAATTTTCATATAACTAATAAATATCCAAATTACCACAAATAAAAAACCCCCATTTAATTTTGGGGGGGTTTTTAATTTTTTACTCTACAGGTTGCTCTTCTTCATCGGTTTTTTTACCATTCCTTGACGTAATATATTTGTCAACAGAAGCAATACCAAATGCACCTAATGTTATTATCATGAACCCATCAAAAATGAATTCATTAATGGTTAATTGCTTTCCTGTATAACCAGTTATCAAATCTACTGACATGGCTATAACCATCATAATGAAAGCCCCGAATCCAACAATGGATTTTTCGTTTATGTCATTGTCATCCATAAACATTCTAACAAAAAATGATGATTTTTTCTTTAGTGGTTTTTGTTTCTTTTCCATTTCTTTTTTTATTATAAATATCTCTATTTACTTCTAAAAAAATTTTTGTATTTTTCCCAACTTAATAAAACGGGGTCAAAACCACTACTCAAATAAGCATCGAATAATTCTGGTCTAATCCAACCTCTGTGTTTTGTTTTATACCACTCACCACCTTTAATTCTCCTTATGATTTTAAAATTGTCCCAAAAATTTTGTAACATTTCATTTAACTTTTGTTGGTACGAAACTGTCTAAAATCTCCCCAATCTCATTTATTCGATACATACAATCCCCGATAGTAATAAATACTCTACTTTCATAAGGTTTATATGTAAAATTTATTTTTTGTTCTGTTATAGTATCTCCAACAGGATTGATACTTTCAACTTTAATCTTAATTGTTTTCTCAACGTTTTTTTCATCCAAAAAATTAAATATCTTTTGGTTAGTATCCGTCATTTGGTTATGTATTTTTTCCAAAGACTCTTTTAAGTTATCAGGTATTCTGTCATCCTTGATAATTTCATTAAATAAATCATCATGTTTTTTTGTGAGTTCTCGACCTTTGTCAATCAATTTGTGAAACTCTTCCATTATTTTCTTTTTCATATTATTTTTTTATTAATTCATAATTATCATCCCAATCAAAATCTTTATATATTGTATCAATTTGTCTGAATTTTATAATAGAATTACCTTTTTTTATAAAATACTCATTAAATTCCTCATACGGTACATAAGCCCTCATTTGATATACCACACCATTTCCATTATTAGTTTTTTTCAAAGTCAAAACATCACCAACTTTAAATAAATTACAAGTGTCTTTTAATGTTGTATGATTTGAATACCCTGAAATTTTATATTTACAATAACAATTATCTTTTGTATCTATTTTCTTAACGTTTAATGTTAATTTTTCAATATATGGTGAGCATGAAGATAACAAAAACACAAAAAAAATAATTTTGTTAAATTTCATTTGGATTAATTATATTCAATAATAAGTAAAATTTAAATATTGGTCAATATATCATTTGGTTTCTCAGTTTTTTTTATTAATTTTGTTTTATGATACATCCTAAAATGATGAAAACTTTATCTGATAAAATCAAAGATGATTTTTCGGATGTTTCCGTGATTAATTTAAATGGGAATATTTGGTTTATTAATCCAAATTCAAAATATTGGTATCTTCAGGTTAATAGGGAAGGTACTCTTTTTTGGAGAGAACAATATTTTTCAACATTTTTTACGATTTTTTCATTGGAATACCCTGAAACTGATGAATTTCTTTGTTTGTTTGTAAAAGAATATATGTCAACAAATATAAAAAAAATCACATCCTTAAATTCCGATTTAAATGATTTGTTAGATTGGGTGTTAAATAAAAATATTTTTGATATTCAATGCTCATTAAGTGAAAGAACTGTTGCGGTTAATAAAGTAATTGATAATGTGAATCTTGAATAATCATTTATCAGATATTTATTATTAATGAATTATAATATTTCGGAACAAAAATTATTAAACATTCTCAATTCATACTTACATGGAGTTGGTATGACTAATGTTGAAGAGTATTCTAATACACGTTGGGGTGGTTTATCTTATCATCCGATAGAATGGCATGAAACCGATGATGAAGGTGGTTATGAATCAGCACCTTGGTTTTTTTCGTATTATAAAGACACAAATGATTATGGTTATGAAGAAAGGTATGAACCTGAAGAATTTCCAATTGTGGTTATTAATCATGAATTATACGAAAAAATAATAGGAGTCTTTACTGAAGAGATTTTTAAAAAATATGGTCCGATTTGGTTTGAGAAGTTTTTATCAAAACCTGTTAAGAGCGTTGATTCTGAATAACACTATCACAAATACCCAAATTGTTTTTTTCTTTCATCATACCAAGGTTTTGACCTATCATTATATAAGTCAACAGTCTCAGTATTAAAACTAACCGACATATCCTTATCTAAATTTGGTAAATAGTCTTTGATATATCTTGATATCTCAAATCTTTTATTCTGTAATGTTTCACTTTCATCTTTACCAAATGATTTTCTCATTACTGCGGTAACATTTGCAAAGTAATGGTTATTGAATTGGTCAGGATAAACATTAACAGCGAATTTCATGAAGTTTTCTGAACCATGAACTTTAACTAAAGAATTAATTAAAATTTCAGCCGTGTCTTGCCATCTTGATAAATTGGTATTACGTTTTTCTTTATTCATAACTGATAAATATGAAACTATCGTAAAACATATGAATGAATGATGAAAATAATATCATCACCTGACTTGTTTTCAATCACAACCCTATCATCTTTATAAACTAAATTCTTAGTTCCATGTTCAGTTTCCAATCTTTTCATTTGGATTTGCATCTCTTTTTTTGCATCATCCTCATTCTTGAAAAATCCCATGTAAATACCAGTCCCATAGGTCTTATCAAAGACTCCATAAATTATTTCTCTCATAATTCCATTGTCGGTTTTAACCATAAAACATTATCTTTAAATACGTATTTGAAAAGTTCGGGATATCGTTGAAGTGTTTCAATTGTTTTAATCGTATCGAATTTAAAACATTTAAACAACTCTTCCCTGATACGTTCAATTGAAACAACCTTCATCTTATTTTTGTAATCATAATCTTTTATAATTTTTTCAATATCATAAGGTATTGAAAATCCTTTGGTTATTGAGAATCTAATACATCTTATGATTCTTAATCCATCATCTTCAAATGTCTTAATTGGTGACAATGGTGTTCTAAGCACTTTGTTTTCTAAGTCCTTAATTCCACCAAAAAAGTCTATGATTTGACCATCATCATCTTTAGCCAAAGCATTTAAAGTAAAATCTCGGCGTTCCAAATCGTCAAACAATGTACCAGGTTTAACAATTGGTGTTCTTGTACCAGGTACATACCCAATTTCCTTTCTCGCCATTACAAAGTCAGCAACCAATCCTTCATTAACATGACCTTTTGGAAATTTAGCTCGAATTGTATAACAATTGTCAGTTATCAGGAACATATCATATCCTTCAACTTTTAAATAAGATACCAATATCTTAAACATCTCAGACGCTTCAGAATATTCTGATATGAGTTCTGATGACGGAACGGCAACAAAATCGATATCTTTTGAGTTTACTCCAAGAATTTCATCTCGAACACTTCCACCAACTTGATAAATTTTAAACATGGTACAAAGTTACGATTTTTTTTCGATATAAACAACTATTTATCCAATATGGAAAAGTCAAAATTAGAAAATTTAAGTAATAATACTTTATATAAATTATGCTACATGGTTATGAGCGAATTAGATGATTATCGTTCATTATCTTTTGATGATAGTGATTTTATCGATACTTGTGATGGTGTTCTTAAACTATTTAGTATTCAACCTGAATATATTGATTATGATTTTATACTAAATATACTTAAAACAAATGACTTTAAAGACTCAACTCCACAACCATTAAAAAAACCAAAAGTAAGTCACTATAAATTTGACTATGATGAGCATAGAAAGGAATATGTTAGAAGAACATATGAGCACAAAATATATTCTTATTCAAATGGTAAAAATGACTTCATTGAATTATTAAATTTAATGGATAATAATGGTGATTTAGATTATTATAATGGTAGAGAAGTTGATGTTGATTATTATGATGGTGAAACAACTGATATAAAATTAGACAAAAATTCAATAGAAAAAGTTTAATTATATATTTTTTCTATATTCATTTCTGTATTTAATTATTACATTATACACTTCAGGTAAGTAAAAATCTCTAAACCAAATCAATAATTCTTCAATATCTTTAAATGTCTTATCAATTTTAATTGATTCAACAAAATCGTCCTCAAATACAATAATAGATTCGTTTGTTTTCTCATCTAATACCTCATAATACGACATTACAATAGGTACATCATTTTCACCATCCCAAAATGGTGTCGCATATATGAGCATTTTTTCAACATATTTTTTATTTGAAAAAATATCTTTATTAGTACATTCCCATTGAAGAATTCCTTCCATTATATTGAAATATAATTCGAATTCATGATATATTTTAGGTAATTTATTTTCCGAAAATAATTCATAGAATATATCATAAGCAAGTTCTGAATTAATATTCATTTTAGTGAAATTAACAATATCAGTTGTCTTCATCCCTAAAATTTTTTTAGCATCATGAATACCAATAGCGTCAATTAGATTTTTAATTTTTTCTTTTGATGTTGTATCATTCATATTTATAAATATATCACTATTTATTAGTATGAATGAAAAACTGATAAAACAATTTAGTGAGTTATATTTACCCAAAGAAATTGATTTTCATGGTCTAAAACTATATCATGAATTATGGACAGAAAAAACAATTGATTGGACATTAGAAAACCCTAAAGGATTATCTTATAATAAAAATGTTTTAGAAGGTTACTTAGAAGAATATTTAAGAGATTTTGGTAAATTAATTGGTTTTATACCACAACAAGAAAATTATAAATCACTTTCAAGATTGGATATTAAACCAGATTTTTTTATTAATAAAAACGATGAAAAGAAAATAACTGAATTGTGTAAAACCATAAAGAAATTTCAATTTAAAAATGTTGAATCTGATTGTAAAGTAAATAAAATTAAATTAAGACCGGGTTATGATTTTTGGGAAGTAGATGTTGAAATTATACTTATAAATCCAACTGAAAAAATAAAATCAAGAGGTTCTATTTGGAAAAAAAATTTATATGGGGATGATTTAAAGGAAATAATACATGAAATATATTCTGATGAAAACTTTATAATGGAATACTCAACTGAACTAATGTCTCCTGTTTATATTTTTTTAAGAGACCACGTAACATTATATGATAGTGAATATATGTATACACAATTTCACATAGGTTTTAAAGATAATGAAGGTAACACATATTAAATGAAGTATATAATAACAGAATCAAATTTAGAAAAGGTTATAATGAAGTATATTGAAGATATACCTGAATTACAGAATTTAGAACAATTTGATTGTAGTGCTTTTGATTGGGATATGGGTGTCAACTTTGAAGAAATTTGTTTTCAAGAAAATGACTATGATACTCCTGTCATAAGTTATTATCCATATCCTGAAGTATTAAATTCGCCTAAGAAAAAAGAATATGGTGAGGAACTAAATTATTTACCCGCATTAAAATTAGATACTGAGTTAGCAAACACATTATATTCTTTATTTGAAGGTAGGTGGAAAAAACCATTTAAAGAATGGTTCGAATCAAAATATAATTTAAAAATTAAAACTTTTTACGATTAAATATAATCCCGTAACATTTGATTGACATTGTTTTCAACATCACTAGAGTCAGCATAGTCAGGAATTCTAAAACTCAATTTTTCATAGTTACCCTCATTCATAAGTTGTTGGATTATACCTAAATAAGAACCATAATAATCAAAATCGTCTGAATGATTTTTATATTCATCAAACCAGTCATCAATTACTGAATTTATACGATTGGTTATTTTTACCTTTTGACGATAATACCCTTTACCCCATTTGAAATCTTCAACTACTTTATCATCTATGTACGTTAATAATTCATCCCATACTTTATTATAAATTTCATCTGTGTAAGCACTATTGTAAGCATTGTTGTATATATTACCAAGGTCTGAATGTAAACCATCTAAATCATTTTTAAATAACCAATCCATCGTTTCTTCATCACCTAATATTCTATCAATATTTTCTTGATTTACAATCATATGGTCATCATGTCCTTGTTCTGAAGCAATTAATTCCATCTCTTCCGAAGACTGACCATCCAATTCTATTTTTGTATCTTTTAATTTATCAAGTATAAAACTCTTCAAATAATTTTTATTATCAGGATTTAATTCTTCAACAACATCCCTATAAACATTTTCTCCAAGGTCATAAAATGGTTCCCAATAATCCTCACTTAATACTGATTTAGCCGCATCATAAGGTGATGTATCTCTACTATATTCTTTGAATAAATCCGCCAATTCTTCTCGACCATCCAATATTAGATAGTATTGTCCGTTTTCTTCTTTAACATCACTTAATCTTGATATTAACGTTTTTAATGTTCCCTCTCTGGTTTCTTTCTCACTTAATAGAAAATGAATTAAACCATTTCTAAACTCATCAGGAACTTCAAATGGGTCTAAAAGATGTAAGTAACCTTTCTTTTTAAGAAAATTTAACGCAGTTTCAAAATCCCCAAAATATGGTAGAACTTCATCAAATTCACCATTATTAATATAATTTACAATATCTAAAGCAATATCTCCTGTTGGCATATGTAATAAATATACTGAAAACTGAATATTTATAGTAAAATTAAAATTATGTGTTATACTAGAGAACAAATTGAAAGAGCTGTTAAATCTAAAAACTATGTTTGGTTTGAAGATACCGAAAATAAAGGATTTGATGTTAATATTGTTGGTGTTAGAAATTCATCAACAGGTAAAAAAGTAACAAATTTATTTGACGATTGTCTGACAATTTCTTACAAAGAAAATGGAGAATGGAAATTTTTCTGTTGGTCAGCAACTACAGACCCAGGTAAAAAGGGTGTTTTGGAAAATGACAATCCAAAAGGTGTTGCAAGATTAGTTCCGAATCAATATAGAAGTGTTTGGTCTGTTGATAAACATCAGAACAAATATGACGCATTATGTCAAAGAAATGGTGATGTAACCGTATGGAGAGATAAAAACAAAGATTTAACATTTGATGAGGTTGAAACTCAAACAGGTTCGTTTGGTATTAATATTCATAAATCAGGTCAGGATTCAACTTGGGTTGAAAATTGGAGTATGGGTTGTCAAGTTTTTAAAAGAGTAATGGATTTTGATATCTTTATGTCAATATGTAAAAAGGCAAGTAAAATACACGGAAATAAATTCAGTTATACATTATTAGAGAGTGAAGATATTATTTAATACGAAAAAACCGTTTTACAATAAAAGTACATCCATTCTCCATCAATAAAGATTTCTTCATTTTCGAATAAACCATCCAAACTAAGATAGTTTGTTTCATGTTCCCAAAACCTTTCAGTTTTTCTTAATTGCTCGTAATTAATAAGAGCCCAATTTAAATCAACTTGTTCTTTATCTTTATTATCAAATATTCTCCAAGCTCGTATTGGTTCAACAATATTCTTTATATCACAACCATCATCAATAAAGTCAATGTCAATTTGCTTATGAACAATATCTATTTGAATATCGCTTAATGTAATATCAGTTATTCCTGATAGTACACTCTTTATCTTATTATGTAAACCCAAATTAATATAAAATTCAGGACCTGAAAATTTATATTTCATTTTGTTTTTATCTTCAAAACTCATAATTGAATAGAAACTATTCATCTCTTCTTCCAAAAACCCATTTAAAGACATTTTTGAATATGAAATATCATTCGGATTGTTTATTGGGAAATAGAATAAATTAGGATTATGTAGCAAAACCGCATTTGGTAATACTAATTCAATACCCTGTATATTCAACTTCCCGTTAAAATACTTATGTAATAATTCTAAATATTTTGTATTTACCATTCTCCGTCAGATGTGTAGTCAATTCTTTCAAAAACACTATCAAAACCTGTTTTGTCTGACAAATTTAATAAAAAATATTCATAAAGACAATCCTGAATTTCACCATCAATTTCCCATCCGAAATCTTCATTATTTCTAGCATCTTTTAGATTCCATAATTGACCATCCTGAAATATCAATGCAACACGTCCTCTTTTGTCATTAACCCTCAAAACCAAATCAACCTGTCTGTCGTGTATTTTGTAGTCAAAAACGTCAAATTCAAACTCATATCCCCCACAATTTTCAATTTTATGTGGATTTTGATTTAAAAATTTCTCAACCAAAATAATTGATTTATTTTCACCTCTCCAATCAATTAACCAATTATATAACTCATTTTCACTAATCGTAATATTACCAATATTTAAAATTCTTCCTTTAAATCCAAACATGGATAGAATACTATTATCAATATACCCTCCATTATTATCCCAAAATTTAAAGAGAGTTTTCTTAATATTCTCAACCTCTCTTAAATTATTTAATTGTTGTTCTGTAATAATGATGTCCATAACCAATAAATATCCAAAATTTTTCTATTTATCAAATGAAAATAATTATTATTTTTAAATCATATGTCACATCCAATTTTACATTCAAAATCTTCAGCCAAAAAATTTGGTGGAAAATGGGAAGATTATATTCATATTCATCAATGGTTTGATGATACTAAGGGTTGGATTCCACATTCTTACCATAGAATAATAAGACATCATTCCGAAGGTATTTTTGAATGTGAACAAAAGTTTGGGACTCATTTCACCAATTCAGATGGAAAAGTAGTTTATACCAGATACTTAGGTGAACAACATGTAAAAGAAGATTGTTATAATTATATCCCAACCGCAAGAGAATGGGTTGATGCTATTCAAGCAAAAGAAAAACCTGTTTGGATGATGAGAACACTGGATTTAAATATTGATTAGAATATTTATTACATATGAATACTTTAACAGAAGAACAAATTAAATCATTAAAATTATTCGCACATTACTGTATGGGTTATGGTGCCGAGGAAGTTTCACAATATCAATATGTTGAAAATTGTGAAATAAATTATTACGAAAATTATTGGCAAAAAGGTTTTGGAAATCTAATTGAAGGATATGACCGTATTAATGAGGTAATTAAAGAAATAATAGAAGAAAATGATTTACCTATTGAAGGTGAAGTTGACTGCGATAATAATGGTCAGTTAAGAATCAATATTGATTGTAAAGAAAAAAAAATAGAGATAACAAGAACTGAATATCAATTCGGTTCAAATGATTTATACGATGAAAAAGAATTGAATGAAGATGAGAATTGGTCTGAATTTTTTAACGAAATGAGAGAGGATGGGTTCAAAGTAGGTATTGTTAAATTTGATGGTGGTGGTGACTCCGGTGAAATATATAATAAGATTGAATTTGATGGAGAATTTGAAACCGATTTAGAAAAAGATGTTTTAAGTTTTCTATACAATTGGTTAGGAGGTTTTTATGGTGGATGGGAAATAAATGAAGGTTCACATGGTGAATTTATGTTTATGAGTAATGGTAAGGTAGAATTACATTTTTACGAACATAACGAAGACGAAGTTCAAATTGGTCAAGTTTTTTACTCCGAATTTTAATAAACCCATAAAAAAACTATCCAACAAAGTATATCTGTGGATAGTTTACAAATTTTTAAATAAGTCGATAGTATTGACTAGTCAAACTTTTTCTTGTGTTTGTCTTTACGGGTATAGTTTTTTTTACTCTTTCTTATTGATGGTCTTGTCGCCATCCATATCTCCTGAATTGTGATTTCTACCTTTTTCATAACTTTGTTTTTTGTGTTGGTTAGTAATTGTGAATACAAAGATACAAAAAATTATTTATTCTCCAAAATAATACAGAACTTTTTTTCAATTTTTACTTTATAAGACCCAAAACAATTAGCCCAAATTCCAATATATTTAGTTTTTAGTTCTTTTTCAACATGAATAACCGAACCTGGTGGTATATCATTATACCAATCAATTGTTTTAACTTGATTTACCATTTTTATATCATTTTTAGTATTATTTCTGTATTACCATCCCAAATTTTAATCTGTGATTTAGGAACCCATACTTCCATAGTACCGATTTCCTCAATACGTTTGAGATACTCTTGACGGAAAGTCTCCGCTTGTGACTTATCTTTAAGATATGGAACACCAACGTGTTCAGAACACAATTTACCAACACCACTCAACATAGAAAGTTCATCAGTCAGAGTTCTTGCACATACACAACATACTTTACCACGTTTTTCAGTTAGTTTTGCCTCAAACTTAACTGCTTTAGGAGATACTCCCAAAACCTTAGTGATATCAAGAAGAATAGGATTGAATTTCAAACCATAGGTTTCTTTAAGTCTTTCTCCAATTCCACGTCCAACCTTGATTGTCTCCCCAATTGTAGGTATGTTCATCTTATGAGTGTTCTTTTTGTTCTCGTCTTTCTGTATTTGATTAAGGGATGCTCGAACTTGATTTTCAGTCAAAGTGCCATACTTCATTAGTTTTGACTTTATGTCATTAATAAATGTATTAGGTCCGTCATATTTTGCAATTTTTTGCATATCCTCAGAAAGTTCATCTATTTTTACTTCTGTGGTAGATATCAATACTTTCTCGGCAGCCTCCATCTGTCTCGGAGTTAATCCCCCAAATTTAGATAAAGATTGCTTTAAATTCAAGATGAATGAATTTGTTCCTTGGTAGTTTCTTACTTTTGAGAGTGTGTTATTGGTGGTCATATCTCTGTTGTTTAGTAAAACAAAGATACAATTAATTTCCGAAATAACAAAATAAAAGATGGTTTTTTTTATAAATGATTGAAAATGAATTCGGTATTATCTTCTTTAAGGTAATCACTATTATCTCTAATTATCCTTTCTTTAATACCTTGTTCTATACTTTCTGAGAATGGACTTGGATGTATGTAACCATCAGGATTTACCTCCATTTTACCATCAACTACTTTACCAGCTTTCAATATTTTAATATAAATTACTATTTTTTCACCGTCCTGTTTAATATCAGTAATCGTGTATTTAACTTTTTTTCTATCGTCATACCAACCAATACTAATCATTTTAGTTGTTCCTATGAGACTTTTTGAAAACTTAGTCATGAAGTTCTGTACTCGACTTGTTTTAATTGTTCCCATGTCCTTACCATCACGAATGTTCTTGATTTCTTCAGGTGTAACCATAATAACATCCGCCTTTATCTCTGAGTTCCATCTTACAGGATTTGACCCTGATAAATGTTTCCCTGTTGAGGATGAGTAAGAGTTACTTACTCTATACCATTGACCATTTATAAATAAAAATATTGGGTACCAATTATATGAAGTAACAACATAATACCAGTCTCCATTATTATTAACATCCCAATAACCCTCTAAATTCGAACCTCTAAAAGGTATTTTACCACTTGTATAGTTATAAGCATTATTGTTAGGTGTTCTTCTTTGTTTGAATTGTCTATAGTCTTTAAATGTTGATTTGTCTATATTTTCATAATCACCATCAGGTCTGTAATTCGCAGTATAAACTTCATAATAAAATCTAGCTTCATCTGTAGGTCTACCAATGAAGGGCATCATTGTTTTTATTAAATCTAACATCTTAGATTGAGTACTATGTTCCTTCTTGTGAGTGTTAAGATACTTAAATAAACGTATTTCTTTTTCTGAAAGTGGATTCGTTTCACTTTCATATATTTCCTTCAAAATTCTTTTAATAAATAATTTCATATCTATAAATATATCGATTTAGTAAGTTCTAACATGATTCACATATAAACCATATTTTTTTTTGAACCACTCTTTCATTAAGTCACCCCAATTGTCTTGAAATATTGTTATTATAGTTTTTACATAATATTCAGAACATCTTAATACAGGAACTTCATATTTTGTGGCGGAATCACCAGGTGTGTTTTGATATTGGAAAATCCAATTATCATCATCATAATCTTCATCAATATTTTTATAGAAATTTGTCACATTATCATCAACATATCGTGATTTTAAAGAATCCCAATAATCATAACTTCTATCAGTGTACTCAAGATTTTCAAATTCCTTCATCATAGAATCAAAAATACTCTGTAATTGCTCCTTTTTTATTTGATAATTCATATACATAAATATCTTAAAAATAAAAAACCCCACATTTCTGTGGGGTCTTGGATTCACGGGTTAAAGGACACGTAATTATTTTAAATTTCTTAACTTGTATAATGTAGAATAAATCAATTCTTCGATTCCATCTATTTGGTTTTGAAGATAACTTTCTTTAATAGATTTTCTATTAGTTGTTACCATATCAACTAATTCTTTGAAGTATGATATTAATTGTTCAACGTTCTTATAATCATCAAAAGGATATGATTTATAACCTTTAACGATATCGTATTTACCTTGATAACTTTCAATTAATGAGTCTAATTTATCGCCAATCTCATCATAATAACCACCTAATGCCATATGTTCAGCGAATGATGATTGTGATTTGGTTTGTAAATGAAACATATGTACTTGAGTTTCAGAATGAAATAACTTAGATACCATTTCTTTTAAACCAAACCCCTCTGATTTTTGTTCTACAATTAAACCTCTTCGTTTAACTTCTTCAAATAATTCTTTTTTAAATTTATTTTCCATGTTTGAGTTTTATCATAAATATCATAAATTTCAAATAAATCACGGAACTATTTTGAATTGGTCAGTTATAGTATATATTGTTCTTATTTTTCTACCTAAATCACCATCATTTGGTGTTTCCTGAATCAATTTTACGATTGATTCTAATATTTCTAATTCTTTACTTTTCTTAATAGTATTTTCCATATTCTTTTTTTTTAAGAATAATAAAAAATAACGATAAAGTAAAATTATTTACCGATAACTAAGTCTCCATAATTAAGTGAACCCATACCAGTTTTTTCATTACCATCAGTAAGTTGGTTATACATATATGTTTTTGCAACACCAACTATACTTTGTTCTGCTTGAGCAATCTTTGTCTCCATCCAATCTTCAAGTTGTTCTCCTTCTTCCATTTTTTCCCACATGTTATAAGCCAAAACCGCAATAGTATACAATTGTTGTTTTGACATATATGAACCTTCCTGATGGTTCTCATTTATTTTCTTAACTAAAGTATCAAGTTGTTTTTCAGATATGACGATATTTTTCATGGTGTGTTTTATTATAAATATTACTCTCTACCATATTTTCCCCACTTTATTATGTTCCAAATCCTTTCATATCCAAAGAACATAATAAAACCTGTTATATTCATGAAAATTGCTTTGTGCAGATTATTGGAATGAGTGAATAAAATCAAAATAAAATAGCTATTTATTGTTGCCAATAGTCTCCAAAATATTGATTTTATAAGCGTTCTCTTCTTTGTTTTTTTATACATAACCAAAATATAGTACAAAATAAAAAAAGGGAAACTCTCGTTTCCCTTGGGACCGACTTACGTCAGTTGCTCCACCACCTTGTTATTTGACACAAGGAAACTAGTTATTTCATATTAACCATCACACCATTCGAGTTCCCAAGAACTGTTGATGGTAGACTTCCATCCCACTTTTGAATTTTCAAATATTCAACATATAGAGGTGTCAATTGTTGTTGCTTTATTTTAAACGCTTCCGCTTCAGCCTTTGCCCCGATAACTAATTGAGCACTATCACCTTTAGCAACTGCTATTTTTCTATCCGCTTCAGCTTCAGCAACTTTCTTTTGGTTTTCCGCAACCTGTACTTCTTGTATTGCTTGTGTCTTATCTATTATTGATTTTTGTAATTCTTCAGGAGGTGTTATGTTTGTCCTTAATTGAGAAATAACAAACCATTTAGACACACGTTTATTACATTCTTGAATTATTGCCGCTTCAAATTGTTCTCTATTATTGAAAATCGAATCAACATTCCATTTATTTGCCACGTCATTCACTGAACCAACAATTGCTGTCATTAACCATCCTTGTTCAACTTCCTTAATTGATAGTCGTAAATTTACAAACATATCACCAACAGCATTTGGAACTAATGAGTAGTTAAATGATGGTTTAATTGTTGCGTTAAACCCACCTTTTGTAATAACCGATTGAGCCCCATAATCAATATGTTGTTGATATGTTGGGAATTCGAACAGATTTTCTGTCCAAGTATTATATACAACCCAACCTGTTTTGTATGTATAATCAGAAACACCACGTTCATTACCAACCAAATTAACCTTGATACCAATATGTCCAGCGTCAACACGTTCAAGTTTATAAGGTTGAATAATTGATACTAAAATTGATAATAATAATATACTAATCGGTGTAATCAGCCATTTTGGGTTAAAATCCTCTTCAGTACCTGAACGAGTTTGTGTTACTTTAATCATGTCCGATTTTGTAGAAATTGAAACAATAGCTGCAGAAACCAGCCCTAAAATAAAAATTGAAAGTCCAATCATTGTTTGTTTTTTTTATTGTTTATTAAATTGTTTACAGAATATTTTAAAAGAATCATAAATACCCACCCATAAATGAATAAGACTGACCCTGTGATTAATAATGGAACTTCTCGATTAATACAATACTCGGCAAATAGTCCGAATGTTACTAGTAAAATAATCCAAAAAAATACGATTTTAATAATGTTATTCATATTTCAAGTTTAAACATTTTTTGATAAAGTGTCAACTTGTACTGTGTTATTTTTTTCATTTGTATTACCCATATTGGAACATCCTCTACCTAAAATAATACCAATCATTAGGATAAACGCAATGAATATAAAAAAAATAAATCTAACGAAATTAATAATGTTTTTGAATAAAACATACAAAATAATTGCAATTAAAATAATTGAGAATCCCATATTTTTTTATTTAGTGATTAAAGATTCTATTTTACTTTTCATGTGGTCAGCAAGTTGATAATTTTCAACAGGTGATGTAGAAATAATAGATTCTGTTAAATGTTTGAAGGGAACATGAATTAAAAAATCATATCCATTGAAAAATGTCAAATCGTTTTTCAGTTCCAAACAACCCTGAACCATTTTTAGAAACAACTTAAATTGTGTTGAATCAACAAATGTTTCATTCAGAAGGACTCCAAACTTTTCGTGTTGGATTTTGATGTTATGTGTCAGTGTAATATTCATGACCACAAAGATACAAATAAATTTTTAAACTACCAAATTTTATATGGGTAAATTTACTCTTGACAATATTTGATTGGAAACATGAGTATATATTTCTGTAGTTTTAACACTTGAATGCCCTAAGATTTTCTGTATTATTTTTAGGTCAGTTCCGTTTTCTAATAGATTAGTAGCACAACTATGTCTTAATGTATGTATATGTCCAGACAATTCAATGTATTTTTTATAAATTTCTTGACAACTTCTTACAGAATATTGATTTATCGTTTGACCATTAAATAGATATTCTGTTGGTCTATATTCTTTAAAATACTCTCTTAGTAGATTAAGTACATTTTTTGATAATGGGACTAGTCTATCTTTTCTACCTTTTGCGTTTTTGATATTAATCAACATTCTTTTGGAATCTATATCTTCAATCTTTAGATTAACAATTTCTGATACTCTTAGCCCAACCGAATATGTTAAGGTTAAAATTGCTTTGTGTTTAAGATTTTCAATTTTAGATAATCTTTCTTTTATAAATTCACCATCAATAACTCTGGGTAGTTTCTTTTCTGATTTTGGTCTTTTGAAACTTACTTTATCATATTTTTTATTCAATCCAAATTTGTATAAAAATCTAATTGAATTAATCACTTGGTTTTGCTGAGAAACAGAAGTGAATTGATAGTTATCCAAATAAGATTGAAAATCTTTGGAATTTAAGTGTGTTGCGGATTTAGTCTGTGATGTAATAAACCTACTTATATGACTCAGATAGTTCTCTTTGGTTCGAGGTGAGTAATTTAAGTAATTAAACTTTTGTTCACAAATCTTTAAAGTTGGTAAACCTTTTTCGTTCATTATCAATTGTTTAAAGGTACCTGTTTATATAAAATAGTTATACACAATATTTTTTCATCCATCGCACTAAATTTCAGATGTAAATCTACCAGTATATAACAAACATTCTATTTCTAATCGTAACATTTTTGAAAAAATCAAAAATGACCGTTTATTGGGGTTTCCTCTAATTACTGTTTTCCACCAACAATTGAATAAATAAATTAAATCACTCATATTATTTTAATAAAGTTTTAACGTTTAACGTTTCCTCGTTGATAATCTTATCAACATCAATTATTTTATTAAGTGGGTTATTTGAGTATTGTCTAATAAATCTAGCCCAATGTAATTTTACATTAGACAATGATAATTGGTAAAGTGTGTCTTCATCAAAAGTACCTTTAGATTCAATTAAATCTTCCTTACTTATTTTTATTAACTCATTTATTTGTTCATCACTCATGTTTAATAGTAATGATGAACATTCTTGTTTTATCATTTTTATCATTTTATTTTTATTTGTTTAGTTGTTGGGTAATCTAATTTCTTACCCTTTTTTATTAATTTACCAATAATCATTGAATTTAATTTCCCATTTAATATCGCAAAAGGTTCATCACTTTTCTTAAACTTAAAACCATTATATTTCATAATTTTAGAAGTCAAATGATATATTTCGTGAGTTAAAGTATCGACACAAATACCTTTATCGGTTCTATTTACTAACACATAAACCAACTTTTTCTTTGGTATAAACTCTCCGATAACAATTCCATTAAAATCAATTTCACCTATTTTATAAAGTTTTTTCTTTTTATGTTTTTTCTTTATCTTATTAATTGGTTTACTTAAATCATAATCAAAGTAAAACTTAACTTTAATATTATATAAAGGTATTTCTATTTTCATTTACTAAAATACTAATTTATTTTGTTAATATCAACCCACCACACAAAATACTGTGTATAACAAATGATAAACAACATTAAAACGATTGTTTATCATCATACGTTAGCACCAATACTACATCATGCCTTCGATTTATATACCCTAACCACTTTTTTATCCTTTACCTCAAATACCATATTTATTGAAAAGTTTTCATCCATTAAATTTGGTGATAAATACAACCCATCTTCCCAAGCTTCTGGGTTAATTAATTCATAAGTAATTGGGTTCATCATTGGTGATGTTGGTTTAAACTCAGTGATTGGGACTGGTTTATGATGAATGATGTTTGTGTAAATTTCTTCCATTTATTCTTTATTATAGCTTTGACAAACAACTGTTTTTAGATTAAATTTTGGTTCACCCATGTAATCATCTCTATTTACATAATTTAAAGTTGTACCAAAAAATTCTATTATTTGTACATCAACACCTTTTGATTTTAAGTGTTCTTTTATTATTTCTTTTATTTCATCAGCGTTAAACACTAATCTTTTGTTAGTTATTTCTTCCATTTTAGTTATTTTTTATAAAGTTAATAAAATCTTTTTTAATGTTTTCACCAATTATTTCATTTATTTTATCTTGCGATAAATATTTTTCAATATTAGCATCACATTCTGGGTTAAATTTAAAACTTATTATTTACACCTTGATTAAGTAAATAACCATGTTCCATTAATTTGTCTAAACCAACAAATTTTGTACTTTTAACTGATTCTGATAACATTTTCATATTTTTTATGTTTTAAAATTATTATGATGCGAAGGTAAGTAAAATAAATGAAACCATCAAATAATTTTTAAAATATTTAACCGTACTGGTGCTAACAAATGATAAACAACATTAAAACGATTGTTTATCATCGGACGTTATATTCAATTTTTATTTAAACTTACCAACTGGACATTCATCAATAAGTTGTTTTACCCATTCAACAAAAACCTTTGGTGGTTTCATTTTCTTTTTTGTCATTGTGTCGTGTTGAATACTCATTCCTCTCATATAGGATTGTTTACACATTTCCTCAACTTCTTTTCTATTAAATGTTCTTTCCATAATAATTATTTTTTACAAAGGTAAAACAAATTAATGACAAAACCTAACAAATGATAAACAACATTAAAACGATTGTTTATCATCAGACGTTATATTCAATTTTTTCCAACATTACGTCTAAGTGGTTCTTTTTTGAAGAAATATCCTGTTATATCCACATAAGGTAAAACTTCTCTGTTCCCTTCGATGGTGGTTGTACCATTTTTACCTTTTAACATCACAATTTTATAACCAAATTTATTGGACAACCATTTGATAAATTTTACGTGTAATCTTTTCATAATCTTATATTAATTTTAATTTTTTTAATTCACTACAAAGTTCGTATTCTTCGTTTTCTAACAAAAATGAAAAATGTCTTTTTATCAATTCCTGATAATCATCTTTTTTAGTTTCAAGGTATATTTCGTTAAATAAATGAACTTTACATGTTTTATTTTGTTTTGTTGATTCTATAATTTCTTTAACCTCTAATATTTTATGTCCATCTGAATTAATTTTTTCAAATATCTTATCTATTAAAAATGTATTTAATTTTTCCATAATTTAAATTTAATAATAAAAACTAAATATAACAAATGATAAACAACATTAAAACGATTGTTTATCATCAGACGTTATGTGTAAGTGTTCCGTTCATCGTTCTAATCAACATTTCGGTTGAAATTTTAAAAGAAAACCCACCCACTTTTATAATTTTATTTTCTCTATTTTAATTATTTTTGGGGTTGAGTTTGGTTTCACCAAAATTTCATTTTCATGTGAATATGGGTGTTGTTTTATTCCATCTGAATCATTTTGTATCATCTCACCAGTTAGTTCATCCCAAAAGAAACCACTATCTTTTATAATTCTTTTATCTATTGTCCCTTCAAAATCAATATCTGATTTATTAAAAACAGCTTCTATAAACCATAAATTATAATCTTCTCTATCATAAATCCTAAAGGTATCATATTCAAACATATTTTTAACAAAATATTCATCCAATGACCAATGAACACCTAATGATTTTTTATTTATAGTTTTCTTTTCTTTTGGTACTATTAAACCACGATATAGTGTTATTTCTTCTGGTAAATCATTGAGAAATTCTATAATTTCATCTTTATCTTCTGAGTATGTTTCATTTAATGTTTTATCTTTAAATTGTCTTTTATAAATTGGTAAATCATAATATGATTCAACACCATTCGGTGTTTCTGAGTCATAGTGTTTTCCATTATAAAAAATCCAAGTATGAGGGTCTAATTCATCATCAAATTTAGAATAATCACCATAGGTAACTAATTTGAACCCATTTAATTCTCTAAAAAATAATGTTTGTGTTGTATCTTCCCCAAAAAAATATTCAGCAACTTCTACGGCAAAATTATCACATTCACCATTATTTATATCTTCAATAGAACAATTATAAATTTTACTAATTCTTTCAATAACTTTAGATAAATTTTTATCATTTAAGTTAAGCTTAAAAGTATTGTCATTCTCATTCAAAAATTCTCGTATTGTTGTTTTAATAAACTTTTTCAAATCTTTCATTGTTTTCTTTTATATATAAATATTAAGATTTAAAATTCCCACTTTTTTCTTTTAAATTTTTTGTTCGGTTCTCCGATTAAACATTCTACCTTAATTAACCACACCTACACATAACAAATGATAAACAACATTAAAACGATTGTTTATCATCGGACGTTAGTGGCAATACTCCGAAGCCCTCCGAACAGCGACATCGTAATATTGTTTTTCCTTTTCGATACCAATTGATTTGCGATTTAATTTGATACAAGCCAAGTTTGTTGTTCCTGAACCCATTGTGTTATCCAATACCATATCGCTTTCGTTTGTATATGATTTTACAAGCATTTCAAGTAAAGCAAGTGGCTTCTGTGTAGGATGTATAGTTCCATCAAGTTTTGTTTTCTGTTTATCTGAAGAAAAAACTTGCACACTTCTTGGGTATCTGTCAGTTTCTCCACCACCACTTACATCTTGTTTTACTTTCCCATACACTTCTGTTTTATTACAAACTTCTGCTTTCTTGGTATAGGTGTTTACAGGCTTGTGTCCTTCTGTTTTTTGTGGGTTAAACTTTGGAGTTTTATTGTAAAATACTAAAATATTTTCGTGTGCTTTCATAGGCATTTTCTTTGCATTAAAATATCCTGTTGCTTGTGTTTTCTCCCAAATCCATTCGTATTTTAACCATTCCAAATTTGAGCAACCAAGCACTTTATCAAATGGTGTTTGTGCAAATAAAATTACCACTCCATTATCTTTTAGTATTCGTTTATATTGTTCCCAAAGTTTATTCAAATCCAAAACAGAATCCCATTTACAGTTAGTAGTTCCATAAGGTAAATCGCAAATAATAGCATCAATTGATTTGTCCTCAATAAAAGGAAAAACATCAAAGCAGTCAGCGTTCACAAAAGTACTGCCACTAACACGGGTTTGGTAAAATGGCTGTTCAGTAATTCTATTTAACATTCGTTTTTAATTATTAAGTTTTGTGCTTCTGCTTTCTTTTGAATAGCTTTTGCAACTTCTTCTGTAAGGTTTATTTCAACTCTCATTTGCCAATGTATTTATAGTATCCGTAAACACATCTTGTTCCTTCTCTACTGCAATCGTAAGTGTCATTTATAACACCATCAATAACTGCTGTAAAGTGTTTGGATACATTTACAATAAGTTTACCCATCGGTAATTCATCTGCCTTTAAATGAACTTTACAGCCTTGACCTATAAGCATTGTTGGTGTCCAAACAAATCCAAGAGAAGCCATATAATCACCAAACCATTTACGCTTAGTGTTAATGCCTCTTGCAGCAGTTCTTACACCTGCCTTACTCCCTTCTCTTTTGCCTTTGCGTTGTGTAGCGTTACCATTTGCTAAGGCTTCATAAACCTGCTGATAAGGCAATCCTGTGGTAATGGCAATTGAACGAGCAACGCAATCGCCTGTTTTCCCTTTGTAACCTGCGGCTTCTCTGCCACCATCATTGAAATTGAATGTTTCCATAATTGTTTGTTTTAATTATTTATACGACAAAGATACGTATTAATATCGTAACCACCAAATAAAGTTATTAACAAAATAAACCGCACCGAACCGATAACACGCAATTGGCAAAATAAAAGCCATTGAGCATCGTGTTAAACTTTAACGGTAGTGCAGGGCTTTTACTTCGCCAATCGCCACCGTTATTTTATTTTTAGTTGACAATTTTGTATTCTCTTTATATCTTTCAGTTTCAAACTCTCTCTCTTATCATACAATTTTTTACCTCTACCTAATACAACCTCAATTTTTATTACACCTTTCTCATTCGTGAATAACTTGAATGGTAATAACGTTAATCCCTTAACAAGTTTATTCTCAATCTTAACTAATTCTTGTTTCTTCAACAAAAGTTTCTTAATTCTGTCAGGTTTGTGAGTGAAAAAAGATTTAGATTCGTTTATTAATAAATTTTTAACAAATAGTTCACCATCACTAAAATAACAATAACTGTCAACCATTGATACTTTACCTTCCCTAATCATTTTAACCTCAGTTCCTTGAAGTACGATTCCGGCAGTATAAGTCTCAATAATCTCATATTCAAATGAAACTTTTCTGTTCTTTATTTGAATATTATTTCCCATACTCAACAAATATACAAATATTTTTCCTGAAAAACAAAAAACCCAAATAAAATTTTACTTTTACTTGGGTTTTATAATTTAACCAATAAAGAAGGGGGATTGGTTTGTGAATATAAATATACACAAAGTTGAAAAAAACTCAATCCTTGTATGAAATTTCAATAACTTTTTTAAGTTTTTCATTTACTGACTCAGGAATGTTATCAAATGTGAACCAACCACATTCAGAGTGTTCGATTCCATCAACAGCATTTTCTAAGTCAGGATATATCTTTTCTTTAACTTTCATAAGGTAAACATACATAAGACTTTTACCCATTGGAATAAAACTAATTAATTTAAGATTCTTATTAACTTTAAGATTTGTTTCTTCTTCGAACTCTCTTTTCATGGCATCAATAGCATCTTCACCTTTATTTAGATGACCACTAGGAATACTCCAAACACCACCATAAGTTTGGTCTTCACTTCTTTTACAAAGCAAAACCTCATCACCACATTTTACAATTATTCCTGCTGACCTATTAAAGTTATCCATAGTTTGATATTTATAGTTATGTTAATAAATATAGGAAATCACAAATTCAAAGTCAAAGTTGTATTTTCTCAAAAAGATACCTCAAAAGGTATGATGGGTAAAAACTTTGATAACACATTTAATGGTATGTTATTTTTGATGAACTCAGGTGAACACGCATTTTGGATGAAAAACTGCATTATACCATTAGACATTATTTTTATTGAAGATAATGTTATTACAAAAATCCACCATAATTGTCCTCCTTGTGAAACTGAAGATTGTCCAAACTATTTTGGAACTGGTGATACCATACTTGAATTGAAAGGTAATACCTGTAAAAAATTAGGTATTCGAGAAGGTGATTCTGTTTTAATTTGAGAGTATTTTTAAACTAAAACATCTGCGATATACCTGAATCATTGGGTGTATATCCCTCTAAATTGAGAGTGTTTTCCAACCTGTCCGTCCATTTTTATCGCGGTATTGAGGTGTATATTCCTATAAATTAAGGGTCTCTTCCAACGTAACAATAAAATAGAATTTATTATGAAAAGGTGTATATCCCTTTAAATTAAGGGTCTCTTCCAACTAGCTGATGGCAACCTAAAACCATAATCTAGGTGTATATCCCTTTAAATTAAGGGTCTCTTCCAACCACCAATGCCATTGATTACGTACTCACTGATAGGTGTATATTCCTCTAAATTAAGGGTCTCTTCCAACCATATCTCCATAAGTTGTTCTATTTCAGAGTATTTCATACCAAAAAACGATTCAAAAAATAACCAAATTTCATCATAATGAAAGTAAAAATTTTTCTTTTTTAAATCCTGTTCCATAACAACTTGACCATTTTTTCTGTAAAAAATTGAGTCAGGATATTTTGGACTTTTAACAATTTCCAATTGGTCTGGACTAAAATTATCATTCATCCATTTTAACGCAATTTCCCTTACTTTTGATTCCGTTATAAGATATTTCATATTTACGATAAAACTTTACCAAGACCTGATGATGAACCACCAAACAATGAACCCAATAATGTAAATGGGTCAGTTGGAATTGGTGATGATGTACTTGTTGATGTAGGTGGAGGTGGAACCGCTTCAACTTTTGAACTTGCAACGTCTTGTTCCATATTTCTTTGAGCTTGAGGACTTCTATTGTATTCATCAAGTTTTGCTTCGAAATCAGGAACTTTAGATTCAACTTCTTCAGGACCTACAGTATTCGCTAATCCAACAGCATCCAAAAATCCTAAATACCACTTACTTCTTCTCATTAATGACCTTGTTGCCGGATTACCTCCGAATAATCTAAAACTGCCAGCATTTAATTTTTCCCAAAGAGGTGCGTTTGATTTCATATATTTCAACCAATTATTCTTAACTCCACCAAACTCTCTAAACCCTTTAAATACCGCTTCCGCTTCTTTACCTGCTTTACTCGCGGTCTTCATTTCAACTGAAGCACTTTTAAATAATTTAACATAATTTTCGATGAGTGGAATGATACGTCTAACTATTGGAAATTTATTTATAAATCCGGATAACATTTTTATTAATTCACCACCCCAAATTGGAGCTCTCTCAACAAATATTTTAAGTGGTCCTGATTGTTTTGCCGTTGATGCTATTTTAGCGGCATCACCAGCAACCATAGCAGCCTTAAATTCTTTACCAATAATTCCTCCCGCTTTAAAAACACCAATTACTGGTTTAGCTACCACATCACCAACATAAGGAATTACTGAAATCCAAGATAATAAAGCAAATAAATGGTCACCTTGTTTCCAATAACTAATACCATTTATCAAATCAACAGTTCCTGTAGGGTCAAATATACCTGCAATATCTCCAACAGTATTATACCATTTTGCTTCGTTCAATAATTTAGATTTTTCAGGATGAAGAACTTTTAAGAACTCCAAAACAAATTTTTTATCATCAGAAGATAAACTATTCCATTTTTGTTCGAATATTTTTATTTCTTCCTCTTTATAGATTTGAAAGATTTTTTCTTTCAATTCATTCTCATTAAGTGATTTTGTTTTCATAAGTATTTTTTTTATAATCCAATCCAACGAAGGAATCTGTCAATTAATCCACCTTCTTCAGCAACAAGGTCCTTTAATCTTTCTTTATCTTCTTTTGTCATCTTTGACCAAGTTTCAGGACCCCAAACACCATCTACAGGATAAACACCCAAATTTTGTTGGTATTTACCGATTGCTTGTGCTGTTTTTGATTTCATATTATTATCTGTTAACCCATCTACGGTTAACCCAGCTTTAATTTTTTCATTCAAGAATCTTTGAACCCCTCTTACAAAACTATGCTGTGGGTCATCATCTTGTTCATTTAAAATCCCTTTAGTTTTGAAATTCTCGTGTAGATTTAAAATTCTACTTTTTTCTTCTTCTGATATTAATATTTTATTAGACATTTGATTTTTTATTATAAATATCTATAAAATAAAAAAAGAGGTTGGTTAACCTCTTTCAAATTCTAAATTTAATTGTTGTTTCTCTAATTTAAATGTTGAGACTCGTTTTCTTGCAACTTCCGTATAGTTTGGTGATAACTCAATTCCAATCCATCGTCTATCTAATATCTCAGCAGCAACCAAACTGGTTCCACTTCCTGCGAATGGGTCAAGAACAATATCGTTTTTGTATGTTAATATCTTTATTGCTTTTGTTGGAATGTCCATACTAAAAGTTGCCTTAGTTAAAGGTCTACTATCATTCAAGTATTTCCATTGTCCAAATACTAACTCCATAAAGTCTTTCTTATCTTCTTCCTTGTATATCATTTTCTTCTTACCATCTTCCTGTTCAACTAACTCACCAGTCCATTGAGGTTGACCTTTAACTATTTTTACATGTTGTTTTTTATAACCCAATATTACACATTCCTTTGGATTGTATATATATGGACTTGATGGACTCATCCAAGAACCCCAAGCTGTAGTCTTACTTCTATGTGGACTATCTTCCTCCAAATCAATAATACCAAAGAACTTGAAACCTACTTTTTTCATTACCTGATAAAATTCAGACACAAAAAATACTCTACCACCCCTTTCTTGAACATTTACTTCATAAGGAATATTGATTGAAACTCTACCGTCATCCTTTAGTAGTCGATAAACCTGTGTTAACCATTTCTCAGTCCAATCCCAATATTCACTCATAGGTAAATCATCTTTGTGGGTGTCATAAGGAATCTGAACATTGTATGGAGGACTACAAACCACCAAATGTACAGATGACTCAGGTATTTCTGACATCACCTCAATACAATCACCATTTAATACTTTACCAACGTAATTTTCAATCATTTTTTTGTTTTTTTATAATATTAATAATTTTTCCAAACAGTTTCAACTTTTGTTTTCTTTTCAAAATTACCATCAATTGTTTTAACATCAAATTGATGTTTTGTAAATCCATTCTCAATCAATGTATCATATAATTCACAATCATATCCACTAATCAATATTTTTGATTTACTATTGATTACAGAATTTAAAAAATTAACATGTCCTTCTCTATCCATGTCTACGTTATATCTTGCACCAGTTCTTGTACTCTGTTCATAAGGTGGGTCACAATATAGTAATGTATTTGGATTATTATATTTTTCAATTAACTTAATACCATCAGTATTTGTAACAATAACTTTTGATAATCTGTCATGTAATTCAGGTAGTCTGTCTATTGCCGATAGAAAATCTGAAACCGCTTTACTCATCCCTCTTCTTACATGAGTATTCATTGAGAATCCCCCAATTCCATTATGAGATGTCCTATTCACATAAAAGAAATAAAATGCTCTATCAACTATGGATAATTCTTTTTTAAGTTCTTCTTTAAATTCTTTCCTGATATCTTCAGAATAAAAAACCAAATCACACTTTTCTTTAAATTGTTGGAACAATTCTTTATCCGATATTACTTTATATAGAGAATATACATTCTTCTCCATATCATTGTACACTTCAATTTTTGTGATTGGTTTTTTTAAACCTACTATGAATGTACCCGCAAAAGGTTCAATATATTTATCATAACCATCAGTAGGAAAAAATTCAATAATCTTATTGTAGAAACCTCCTTTACTTCCGTAATACCTTACTGGTGCATTCATTTACCTTCCAACTTTTCAATGTGATGATTCAAATACCAAAGAGCCTTTTTAAGGTCTTCTAGTTCTTTCTTAGGGTCTTTTTTACCGGCTCTTGATATGTACTTAACCGTATTACCTAAACAAAACCCTAAGTCCCAAGCGTCAATAACTTTTATCGCTTCATAAAGATTTCCCGCCCCACCATAATGTTCTGGATGATTTACATGTTCTTTATTCTCCATTTTCTTCAGTTTTAAATAAAAGTGTTAATGTATTTGCATCAATAATAAATCTTAATTTTGTAATCATCAAGTTATCGTCAGAATAAGAATGTTTTCTTTCAAAATTAATTCCTTTTGGTGTAAATGATAAACCATTAACGACATCACCCACAGGACTAAGATATTCAATCGTAACTTTATTAATATTGAAAATATCTTTTGGGTTATAAGAATGAACAACCGTTTCCATAAACTCAGTTGTTAATATAATATCTTCACCCTCATTAAACATTTTATATTTTCTGAATAGATAAGGATGTATATCCATACCTTGTAATTTAATCAACCACCTGTTTGATTTTAATGGTTCTACAATTGGAAATTCTAAAATTTTACTCATTTGTTTTGATTTTTTTTATTAAGTGTTTGTATGATTTTTTCTCCACAACTAGATTATATACCTCACGAGATATATCATCTATAAAAATTAATGCGTCAGCATTTTTAAAATATCTTATTAAATCATTTTCATTTTCAATTATATGTGACAATGTTTCAACACTAACATATCTTTTATTGAATCCCATTTTCTTCGTATGATTTTAAACTTTTAACACTTTGAGCAATATACGCCAAAACTTTTCTTTTGAAGATTGGTATTAATGTTTCATTCAACGGAAATATATCCTTGCACGTAACTTCAAAAACAGGATATTTTTTTTCGTTTTTTGTTTCAAATGTTGATGAAAATTTACTTATAATTTCTAATATTGTCAAATCATTTTTCCCACCCTCGTAAATTAAATCAATCTTGGTCTTGTATTGGTTCTTCAATTTAACAACTTTTCTTGTGGTATATCTCCAAATTCTAACCTGACCACTTGATTCATAATAAAAGAATCCACCTTTGCTTGATAAATTATTTTTATTTTTCTTAACATTAACATTAATATTCTCATAAACCACCATCCAAAGTGATTTTGTTATATTGAAATAATCAAATAATTTTGGTTGACTATATTTTAAAATTTTTTGATATTCCTCATATTCTTTATCTGTCATTTCAGGAACATCCTTAACTTTTAAATCTGTCAACATTAATTCCTCATCATTTGATGTGAATTTTTTATCAGTATATAAAATTTGATTCCTAGTTAATAAAGTTTGTATATTACCCAAATGAAGAGATAACTCTGTAAACATTGGGTATATCTTAATTTCTTCCAAATTCTTATTTAGTTTTTGAAAGTAATTTAATAAAATATATCTTTTCTCTTCAGAATCTAACACACCTTTGAATACCCAATCGGTATCCATAACAAATTTTACCTTATTTTTTTTGATTTTAGTTTCCATTCATTATAAATAATAATATGAAAACTTTTTGAGTAAATGAATAGAATTTAATTAACTCGCATAATATAATAAGTCTCATCATTGAACTCTATCGTGTCATATTCACCATCATAACTATTCATAATACCATATCCATCAGTATTTAATAATCCTTGAGCCAATTCATCTTTATCGATAAGATTATCAATTTTTAAACCAAATTCTTCAATGAACGCAAGAGGGTCTCTCATTCTATAATTAACATAATCTTCAACTTTATCCTCAATCATGGCATCTGTTGGTTCTGTATCAGGTTCTATTGAATCCAACTCTTCTTGAGCGGTATCTATATTCTCATCGATTTCATCTAATTTTTCCTGAATTGATAAATATTCATCACTATCACTATCCTCAATTTCTTTTTGTTCATCTTCCAAATTAGATTTCATATCTTCCATTTCGGAAATATAATTCTCCAATTCTTCTTTTCTTTTTTCTTGCTCCTCAGTCAATTCAAAATCATCTTCGTCAAAATATACATCAGGATTTTGACTAACATCATCATAATAAAAATCATGAATATATTCCCTTAATTCATCTTCATCAATATAATCTACAATAAAACTACGATTAAATCCTTCAATTCCAACATCATCAATATATGACTCGGTATATTTTTTACCTGCTTCATCCATTTCTGATTCTGTACCAACAGTATATTCCCTATCACCTAAACTTAAAACTTCAAAAGTAGTCAATCCATAATGATTACCTTTCTCAACTAAATCATAAACATCTACATTTTCACCGGTTAATTCTTCAATCCTTTCCTCAATTTCAGTTATTTTATCATATAGTTCACTTACTTCATCAGATTCAAGTTCATCGGAATCGTATCGTTCTTTTAATTGTTCTAATTCAACTTCCAAGTTTTTCAACTCTTCTTTTTCCTCATCAGAAATTCCAGATAATTCATTTTGACCAACTAACCACTCAAATAGAGCATTTGCTTTTATACCAACATCATCAGTATTTTCTGGGCTCCATTCATTCTCTTCACGTCTTTCCGCAGCTTCTGCTCTTTTTTGTCTTAATTCCGCAGCTTTTCTTAATTTATCCCTTTTAGAACCATAGTCAGATATATATCCTTTAACTTGTATTTGAGATACATCACCAACATTAGTATTACCAATATCCAATCTACCATCAATATATCCAACATTACCTAAGTCATCAACAGGTAGACCTGAAACGTCTAAATTACCAGTTATCCATAGTGGTTTACCTCCAAACATTGGTAGTTTAGTAATACCTTTTCCATGATATCCTGACAATTTAAGTAATTCAAGATATTCTTGTGGAGATATTTTATAATAAGAATCGTCTTCCTGTTCTACCAATCTATTTAAAAAATTGATTAGTTTTTTCTCGGTAATCTGTATTTTTCTACTCATATTCATAAATATACGATTTCTTAACTATTTTAAAAAAAAACTTTACATAATTCATTTCTTGATGATATTTATTATTACACAAAGATACAAAAAATAAACCACTTAAAAAATAATTTATTATGGGCTGTGGATGTAAAAACAAAAATAACGGAGCACAATCAAAACCTGCGGTAAATCAAGTACCTCAAACAAGTACAAATCAAACCTCACCACCAAAGGGAAATCCAGCAATTCAAGATTCAATTAAAAAGATTGTTGAACGTTATTATAAAAGAAAATAATTATTTTTCACAAATAACAAAATTAAAGGGAGCTAGTCTCCCTTTTTCTATTTATAGTATTAAAAATTTTGTTTATTAATTGAAAAAAAAACATTGAATGAAAATAGATTATATTTTAGAAAATTCAGAAACTGGGTTTGTAAGTAAGTTTGCTACTTACATTTCAAATAAGATAGACCCAAATAATCAGTACAGAACACACATAAAGGTCACAGATTTTAAAAATTTTGTCGTTGTTGAAGGTGAGACAACTTGTAAGGTTATTGCAAATTTAACCGAAATTAAAGAAAGTTTTTTTAAGGAAAACAAAGATTATTTGGAATGGAATAAAATAAAGAACTTTAATATTATTGACATCATTAATTATTATGATGGTGTTGGTAAATATGGTATACACCATTTTGTGTTTTATGATTCATCAAGACCTATTTACCATCCAAAAGTAATTGACTTTGCTCAAAGTAGTTATCAATTCTCAGGATTTTTAGATTCAATTTCATACAATAATCGATTAATTATAAATTCAAATAAAAATAACCCAATTAATGATGATTACTTTATCCAAAATCAAAATTTGTCTGTGAGTTCATCGTTTCCATACGGTCATTCCAAAAGTTTAGGTATTACCGAATTATTCTATTGTGAATATGTCGCATACCATCTTTTTAATATTTTGAATACAGATGAAATTCACATTAAGATAGATTTAATAACTGAAAGAGAAGATAATGAAGAAGTTGTACTGAATATAAATTGCGACTCAATGTATGATAATAAGGTGATTGAATCTTTGGTTTTAGATGTGTTTGATTTTAATTTTAACAAATTTGAAAAAGAATATCTTTCAAATTACGATATATCCCTTGAATTATCAGAACCTTTTGGTAAAAAACCTTGGTTGGTTCGAGACAAAATAAATGATATGATTATCATATAACAAAAAACCTCCTAAAAGGAGGTTTTTTTATTTAAAATGTTCTCGAATTATTTGAACGCCTTCATCTATTTCATTATAGTCTCGTTCAGGTGCATATAAATGTGATACATGTTTACCACTAGGATTCTCAATTATCATAAAGGACGGAACATAATCATTCTTGGTAACCTCAACAAAAATATTATATTCTTCTTTATGTTCGTCAATGTCTCTCTCGAAAAATTCGATATTCTCATTAACCAACTTTTCCTTCATCATTTCACAATAAGGACATCCTTTCATTGTGAAAACAACTAATAATTTATCCATTTAAAAGTTGTTTTGACAAATCTTTTATTTGTAATTCACCATGAATACCTGACCTACTATATACTTCACTACCACCATTAAATGATTTAATTGTAGGTACAGACCTGATTCCCAATTCTACTGATAAACTAGAATCACTTTCAGCATTAAAGGTATATAATTTGACACCAGTTTCCTGTTCATTAATTTCTGATGCAACCTTTTCAAATATTGGTTTCATCATTTTACAGGGTCCACACCAAGACGTGTAGAAATCCACAATAATTTTATCACCATTTTTAATTTTCTCTCTTAGTTGTTCCGCTGTTATTTCCATTTTTTATTTTATTTAATCTTGATATAGTTAATTTTGCAACGTCCATTCGTGCCTCAGTTGTTAATATATAAACATTTCCAGTATTATAAATAGTTGGAGATTTAGAAATAAAAACCATTACACCAGATGAATCATAATCAATCAATTTATGTGTTGTGTTAATAACACCATCCGAATCAATATGTTCCTCTCTCCATACAATTCTACTTTTTGAAAAGAACTTATTTATATCATCATTTATATTCAAATCAGGTATAGATAATATACTCGGATAAGAAGTATAATGTTCCTTAAATTTTTTAATACAATGTTTTGGTATTTTTGCCATAATTAGTTTTTAAAATTCAATTGGAATTATTTCCATTGGTTCTATTTCTGGTACAAGAATATTTCCAACCCTAAAATTAACAGATATTTTACCAAAGTCAGAATTTTCCCACTTTAATATTTTTTCATGAGGTTGCATCCATTTACAGTCTTCAAATATTGTTTTTGTTTTTGCAGTGGTATATCCAACCTTATACTCACATTCATAGATACCATCAAAAACCCCATCATTAACCAAGTCATTAACCCTTTCATCCAATAGTTGAACCACCTCATTCCAATCTGAAGTCAAAGGATAGTTGAATCTACCCAAAGTTTGAACCCTTTTAATAACCACAGAATGATAATACTTAGAAATATTATATTCAATAGTCGCCCGTTCTTTTGATTCAGAATCACCCTTTCTCAATGAAATTATTAGGGAACTCTCTTTATTAACATAACCCTTAACACAATTTGATTGGTTAAATGATTCCAAATTATAACTCAATGAATCAGTCAACAGAACAGGATAATACTCACCCAAAATGTTTTCTTGAATTTTTTCAACAAATTTTTTAGGATAAGTCCTTTTATATTCACCTTTGGTATAGAAATCCAAACGTTCAGTAAATTCCATATGTTCATCTCTGAATTGAAGATAATTTTTTGATTTCCATTTAATATCTTCAAATATCGATATTCTAGACTTCATACTTAAATGGTCAAAGAATGTATTTGCATTAATATGACCATCCAACATTTGTTGGAAAATACAAAATACGTTTTTCTTTTCCGATTTTGAAAACTTTGAAAAATCAAAGTTGTAATTTACACCATGATTGGATTGAAAAACCTTTTTTAAAAATTCATCAGATTGTCCCAACATAAAACTCTCACCAAAAAACTTTTCACACCAACGATATAACTCCAAATGATTAAACGTATCCAAACTATGCAATACTTTCTTTATCTTATCCCCCTTCAGTTTAAAAATGGTCATTAAAGCATCCATATATTTCATCTGATGCTTTCTCAAATCTTTCATTTTAGGTTGAGGATGTACATAAGAAAACACATTCCAATTATTTGGAAGTTTTATACCCCTATTCTCACAACTAACAGCATACAAACATTGGGTATTATCAAGATTTTTATATTTCTCAGAACCTGGTATGTTCTTAAAGAAAACTTTAAATACGTTATCAACAACTTCAGTTCTCTCAGCAATCTTTTCAGGTTCACTATGAAATGATGTTGTCAATAAACTCCTTATCAAGGAGGAAACCATATTTAGGGGGTTCAACTCATAACAATTTTGTCTTACTGCTTTTGAAAATTTCCTTTTCTTATGGTAATTTGATATATGACCAGAATACAAAGAATGAGTTTTTAAATTGTAACTAACATAATCTACTTTGGTAGTTACTTTAAAAAATCTCCGACCTCTATTTCTAATTCTTATATATTGAAAAATCTTAATACTAACTTTATCATCTTTTCTACCCACAACAATAGTTATTCTACTATGGTTAACAGTTGCCAATAAATTACCATAGTTTTTTACATAACACTCCTCCCCATGATACATACCATCATCCTTCAAGTCCCACCTTTCAGTTGGTTTTACTCTAACCTCTATAACAGGAACTGGTCCCTCATTTTCACAAACTTCCTTTGATTGGACAGGAATAAATGGACATGAATCCGCATACTCCCAAACAATATATCGATTTTCAACAAACTTATACAAATCTTCCATAATTAAAAAAAGGGGGGATTCCACCCCCCAAATGTTTATTTTAAATTAACACATTTCTTCAGCAATCTCCCACAACTTGGTGTTCATCTTGTTAACCGCCATTATGTTTTTCAACCCACGAATTGAAGACTTACGACCCCTTGGTGTGGTATATTGAACTCCACCTCGAATAAACTTCTCTTGAACAACGTTGAATACTTTCCATAGACTATCTCCCTCATCACCTTCTCGTTTTGGTTCAAGGATATCCTCAATTTTCAATGTGGATGGAACAGAACCCATAACCCATTTTGCCATATTTGCTCGTTGAACAAATTCAATCTTCTCATCCATATTCAATTCACGAGACATCATCTTGTCAACAGAACCTTGAATCAAAGGTAATCGGGAAGCAAAACTCTCGGTCAATCGTTTCACATCATCATATTGAAAACTCTTGTGACGGATGTTGAAAGACTCAGCAATTGATGTTGGTACCGTCAAACCATTGCTACATACCAATCGATGAAGACCAGCACTTACGGAAAAGGTCGCCAACCCATTATGAGAATTTCGAATGATTGCTTCAACCAATGTATCACCCACCTTTGGCAATTCAGAATTTCGGAATCGAAGTTCATGGACATCATGGATACCCCTACCATTTTGTTTTACAGAAGAGAGATTCCATCCCTCACGTTGGAAATTTTCCATGATTTCAAATGTCGGAACAAATTGATACCTGTTTGACATTTTTGAAGATGGTTGTGTTGCAAATACCGAAGGAGCAACGGCCTGAATTTCTTGAATTGTCATCATAGTTTATTTATTTAGACAACAAAGATACAAAAAAAAATTGAAATTACAAAATTAATTTAAAGAAATTAATCCAAATCTTGTTTTCTGAAATATACCAGATACCTTTTCTTTAACATTTTTAACATCAGGATTATTCATTGTGACAACAATATCAATGAGCTGTTTCTGTGTAAGAGATATCTCATCACCATCATTAGCATTTTTATAACATTGTTCCTCAACCTTATTGAAGAAATCATCACGATTCATATTACCAATAAGTTCAACCAAACTATTGGGGTTTTTTTCGAAAAACCCTTTAAGTTGTGTCATATAGATATCAACGTCAATGTTTTTCATAAAAATGTATTTTATGATTAAATAATAATAAAATTAACTCACATAGTAAAATCCTGAACCCTCATCGGATAACTTCTCCTTCAATTTTACCGGAATCTTAACCTTTGGAGAACCTTTCAAGTTAACGAAAGCCAAATTAGGCAAGTCAGCAATACTTTCAGGGATATCAACCAATTCTTTATTGTCAGGTAATGCAATGAAATTCAAATTCTTCAATTCACCAACATTATCAGGAATTGATTTTACAATATTCTGTAACAATAAAGCTTGAAGACTCTTAAATCTACCAATAGATTCTGGTACAACAAGAGCAATATCCTCTTTTGATTTGTTATTAATCAACAAATGTTGGATATTGTCAGGTAATGATTCAAATAAATCATCAAAACCATATAATGCAACGAACTTACCAGCCGAACTATCAGGATAGTTGATTTCAACCTTATCTCCACCCTTCGTAACCAATCCCTTGGCAAACTCAGGTTTGAATATCTCCTTCAATTCAGACATCTTTCCGTTTAATGTGTCAACCAAATTAATCTGTCTGTCATCTCTATCCATATATTGATTAGATGGGAAATGGAATTGATATCTCTCCTTAGGCAAACCAGTCTTCTGACCAACTTGTCCCTTATCATCATTTGGGAAGATAACATACAAAGGACCATCTTTAATGTATCCATTAAAATATGTTAAACCAGGTGATGATGTACACCACCTTGATTCTCCCTTGTCATGTTCATGGAAACCTCCATAATATATCGCAGCATCCTTACCAATCGCACCTTGGTCAGAAATACGAATAACCGTCCAATCACTACCCTCAAAAATAATCTCACCACCAGCGTGATTAAAACCCTCTCTTGATTTCTTAGCTTCCTTCTTCTCAATATCCGCCTTCTTCTTTTCAGGTATCTGAAAATCTTTTAAAGTTTCAAATAAAGAATTAATTGTAAATTTATTAATGTCCCTCTGATTCTGTGGAAGATATGGCTTCGCTCTCTCAAACTTTCTTAAATCATCCGTAACCTTATACAAATCCTCCAAAAATAATCTCTGATACTCTTTAATTGCCGATTTAACCGCCGGAGAATTGGGGTCAGTAACACCACCACTCACTTCCACATTAGGTTTAATAAAATTCTTTAATAACCATTGTGTGTAACTACCAACCTTAACTGACTCCATATCTTTAAGAGTTAATGTGTCAATGTCCTTTCCTTCAGGAACTCTTGTCGTAGGGTCAGCAAGAATTATTGCTTTTAATGTTTCAAAATCCATTAAACCTTTAGGCTTTCTTTCACCAGGTTCAGGTGTTCCCTGAGGTTTAACCATCTTGTCGTATAATACTTGGAATCTAGATTGTTCAACAATCAAATTAGATAATAACGATGTAATCTTCATTTCTACTATTTTTCTTTATAAATATTGCGAAAGATGCAAATATACAAAAATTAATTGAACAATGAAAGTTGTTCACCACGTTTAAGTTGGGGAATCTTTACCGCAGATTTTTCTTCGTTTAACGTGTAGTTCATAATTAATAATTCTTCACCCATATTTTGTGTTACACCTTTCTTTGCCGCCGCAGCTTTTGCAAACTCTTTCTTTTCCCATTTATATTGATATGTTGGAAACCACTGACGTAGTAATGGAAAATCGTAGTATGACATTGCGAAGTTGGATTTTACGTCTTTTAATACATTTGCCAATCTTTCATGGTCGTTCCTATCAAAATCGTGATTAGAATAATATGATTCTGTTTTCCAATAAGGTGCGTCAATATATAAAAAAGTAGTATCCCCATCATATTTCTTTATTACATCCTCAAAATCCATGTTTTCAACAAAAGTAATTTTATCAAAGTGTTTTCTGTATTCAGGATTTTTTAACTTATCCATAAAAATCAAAACTTTACAACGATATTTACCTTTGTAATCAGTATATTTTGATGTTTCAGGTTTTGAACCTGAAAAAACTTGAGTTAACACATAAACATACTTACAAGCAATTTCAAATTTATTTTCATCTGTAATAATTAATTCAGGACTAAAGATTTCTTTTTGATATTGGTTAAACATTTCTCTATATTCTGGCGGTGTATTTTCTACTCCAACCTGTTGACAAGGATATAAAGATAGTTCATCCCACAATCTATCATATTGTTTTGAACAACTAAATAAATTAGAATTTAACCCATTAAAATCATTATAAACTACTGTTTTTAAATTCGGATATTTATCCAAATCCATCTTAAAAAAGACCCACATCATACCACTGAACGGTTCGACAAATGTCTCTATGTCCTTTGGAATGAATCTATCAATCCATTCAGCCATTCTATTTTTACCACCTATCCATGAAATCATAATTATTAATTTTATTTTTTTATAAGTTTAAGTTTTTATTTTTATTTAATCAACCAATAATTCACATATACCCATCTGCATATAAAAATCCTAACCAGTATGTTGATTTCTCATTTAATTCATCAAAAAATTTTTCATTTACTTGATACTTTCTCATAATACTCTTTCACCAGATTCTGTATAAACTTGGAAACGCTGACTTCTTCTTTTTTCATTCGTTCAAATAGATGTCTGTCAATACTGATTCCGTATTTAACTTTTTTATCTTTTTCGTCTTTGTAAGGTTTTCCTTTGATTGCCATATAATATAAATATATCGTAAGTATAGGAAAAGTGCGTCTAATGTCAACTTTTAACATTATTTTTTTATAAAGTTTTGTTGTTTCGGAAAAAAATAGTATCTTTGTATTCTAATTAATGATATTATCGATATGAAAACAGAATTAGAAGAAGCGGCTAAAGAATTTGTATTATCTCATGATTTTTCACAACTTACTAATCCAAATCATTTAGCAAATAGATGTTTTAAATATGGTGCTAAATGGCAACAAGAAAATATTATTGAAGAACTTGAAATGCACATTTTGGTTAATGAACACGATTGGAATAGAAATCCACAAGCACAGTTTAGAGATTTTATTGAACAATTTAAAAAGAAATAATATGAAAGATAAGGAAACACTTGAAGAAGCCGCTGAAAGATTATACCCTGAGAATTGGGAATCAATTATGGAAGGTCAACACGATAGTAATTCATATGAAAGAAATGCTTTTATTAAAGGTTCTAAATGGCAAAAAGAAAAAAGTTATAGTGAAGAAGATATGAATGAGTACGCTGATTATTGTTGGAGTTTTAGCAATGACAATAGATATAAAAGTCCTCTCAGCCCTAAAGAATGGTTTGAACAATTTAAAAAGAAATAATATGACAATAGAAAAATGGTTATCAGATGTTTACTATGATGAATATGGTACACACATCTGGAATAAAGAACAAGATGGCGGAAATCAATTAGTTGCCGAAATTAGAGGATGGGGTAGATTACAAAATGAATTCCCTACACTAAAAGAATCAGATAAATTTCAAGATGAAGTAGGTGAATTTATAGTACAAGCTATTAGAGAAAAAATTGAACGTGATTTTAAATCAGAATAATATGGAAATAACAAAAGACAATGTTAGGGAAATAATTGAAAACTATCTTAAAGAATTAAAAATAAGATATAATATTGAAGATTCAGATTCAAAAGGATGTTTTTATGAACTATTCATATCATCAACATCAGGATTCATTCAAGTAGAATATAACCTTGATGATGAAAAAGATAATCATGTTGTATTGCAGTTATTTTCTAAAATTGATAATTATGGTGATTCATTTTTCCACCAAGATTGGGATAATGAATGTGAACATTGTGATTCAATAGAAGGTGAAATTGATAATCTAGTAGAACATGTTAAAAAATTAAATCAAGCTATTGTCAAAATATTAACAAAAATAAATCAAATTAAAGATATTTGTGAAGAATATGAACTAGATTTTGAAGAGTTTATACAACTGAATTACGATTTTGATGAATAATTATTAGTCAGGTGCCGTAATGGTAGCGGGCGGAAATGGGAGTAACCGAAAGGTCAGTACCAATCACTTGCCGTGGAACAGGTTCGAATCCTGTCCTGACTAAATTTTTTTTTGATAAATGTTTTGTAAATTCAAAAAATTGGCTTATCTTTGTATCATCAAACGGGAATGTTGGGAAATCCTTAAACCCAACCTCCAAGAATCGGGGGTATCGATTCGGGTAGAAACACCTCAACCTTAATGGTGAAAAGGAATGTCGGGAAATCCTGGGGAAGAAAACCCAACCTCCAAGAATCGGGAGTTTCGATTCGGGTAGAAATACCTCAACCTTAATGGTGAAAATCAAACCCTCCTTAATTGGGGGGTTTGATATTTTATATAAAAATTAATATATGGATAAATTAACAAAGATTAAGTTAAAGTGGTTAAATGATAATTTTAACTTGGATAAAATGAAAATGTACAAACATGATTATTATCCAAATTCTATATTTTATAAAAAAGGTGATATTTTTGTAATTAACCAAGATTTAAAAACTAAGAAATTTTGGATTGATTATAATCAAATTTGGTCATTTTTTGAGTCATTTTTTGGTATGGAGTACACTGAAATTCAATCAATTATGAATATATGGTTGGAAGAGACCGAAAAATTGAGGGAGTATACACCAATGATGGACAATGTGCCAACTTCACGCCAGTTGGAAGAGACCGACAAATTGAGGGAGTATAAACCCGCCATGACCTGCATCAATGACGATAGTTTGTTGGAAGAGACCGACAAATTGAGGGAGTATACACCTCAACCTCGAGCAGTAGAATTGATGGATAAGTTGGAAGAGACCGACAAATTGAGTGAGTATACACCTTTGGGTCTCTTTTATCCAACACCATACCTGTTGGAAGATACCGACAAATTGAGGGAGTATACACCAAAACAATAATATTAAACCATAATAGTTTCAATTATAAAGATATTTATCTACAATGAAACTAGTCGAAACTCTAAAATACATCATTGTTGAACAATTTTCGACCCTATTGAAGAAATATATTTCATATTCGGGTCAAAAGGTTAAAGTTGTTTATAATAAACATTCTCAGGATAATCAGGGTAAACTTGGATTCCAAAGGATTTTTAATGACGAGGTGGTTAACTCTTTAGATGAGATTAAAGATGTTGTATTCAATCAATCAAACAAAATATTGAATAGATGTAATCCCGACCCAAAAATGAAGGAATGTGCACTAATTATTAGGGATAATATCGATAATTTTGATTATCACTTTTGGTTGAATAGAACAAAAAATAATGAATTGGTTTTGACTTTAAATACATCGATAAGACACCCAGGTAAATTGTTCAATACACTAAAACATAATATGATTGTTGTTGATACATCAGGTGATACCCAAATTATTGAATCTGACATGTCCGACTTTACTTTTGAAGAAATTAATGGTAAATTTGTGTATTATTATAAATTTTAACACTATGAAAGAATTTGACAAAAACACAATATTAAAAGAAACTGAAGGTTGTTCAAAATGTAAAAATAAGGGTTTATCCTCTCTTCAGTGGGTTTATGTAGTTGTATCGTTCTACATTCTCTTTTCTTCAATATACGGAACAATTCAACTGTTTAAACAGCTATTTTAATTCCTATTGAACTTAACAATAAGTTTAATAAACATATCCCCAACTCCGTTGGTACTAAATCCTTTTCCTTTAACTCTAAGTGGTTTTGAGGAATCAAATTCTTTTGGTAATTTAACGGAAACTGTTCCTGATGGATGTGGTATTTCCAATGAATCTTTTTGAAGGTCATCAAAACCTAGATAAGCGTTATACACTAAATCATTATTTAATTTCTCGAAGTTATCTTGTGGAGCTATTTTAATTCTTAGTATTAAATCACCATACATACCTTTTGAGAAATCACCTTTTCCTTCAAGTCTATAGAATTGACCTTCATCAACTCCATGTGGTAATTTGATATCGATTGTTTCTGTAACATTTTTTGTGGTATTTCCATCACAGGTCGTACATTTTTTTGTTAATACATAACCATTTCCTCTACATGTATTACATACTTGTCTCATAAGTTGTACAAACATTCCAGTTCCAACTCTTACTGTTGAGAATCCTTCACCTTTACAAGTATCACATGTTTTTCTATCTCCACCACTACCATGACAAGTATTACATTCAATATTTCTTCTATATGTTATAGTTTTGTTAACAGATTTATATGATTCAATCACACCAATTGTAAGGTCAATTACTTTTTCAGGAGCACTTCTTTTTCTTTGATTATAGAATCCACCACCATTAAAGAAGTCTTCAAATGGGTTAAACCCTCCGTTTTGGTTTCCAAATGGATTCTTTCTTTGGTTGTCATATTGTGCTCGTTTATTGGGGTCACCTAAAGTATCATAAGAATGAGCGATTTTTTTAAATTTACTTTCATCACCACCCTTATCAGGATGATGTTCAATCACCAATTTTCGGTAAGCCTTCTTTATTTCATCTTGGGTTGCGGTTTCTGAAACTCCAAGGGCATCATATAAATTTTCAGTGTTCATTTACAATTTTACATTTATGTTGTAATTTATGAATATGTTAGAATATAATTACAGAATAATTCTATTCAAGAATAAGGAAAAAAAGAAAATAATCAATAAATTTATCACCGAAAAACGGGCATTAAAACTTTTTAATACCTTATCAGGTGAGAGTGAACAGGTAATTTTTGAAATGAAGTTTGAAAATGGTTCACTTTGTGATTATGAATTGGGTATTGTTGAGGTTAATTATGGTCCTTCTCAACCTATGTTTATTCGTGATGAGTTTGGGAGACAGGTTAAGATTGAATTGGAGAATACCGAGTTTAAAATATCAAGAATTTGTAAGTATAGAATTGAAGAAGAGTTTTTGGATTATGAAACAAAGAAAAAAATTAACACCAAAACATTTATAAAAAAGTATCTATCTAAAGATGGTTTGAAGATGTTATCTAAACTTAATAATAAAATTGTCCTTCAAAATGACGATTCATTTAATTTATTTACATTTAAAAATAATGAAGACTCCGAAAGGTTTATTGATACCCTTTCAGAGTTATTTATAAAAGAAAAAAGAATGGATTGTATTTTTGTGAAAGATATTTCAACAGCTCAAAGAAAATATCTTTATGAAATATTAATTACTAAGGGGTTTCCGAAGAAGTATCTTTTTCGTCTTTCAACAACTCATCCAAAATAAAGATGAATTCTGTTCCAGATATGTCAATTTTGAATTGTTTGTGTCCGTGGTCTATTTGTCTGAAATTATTTTGAACCCTCTTAAAATCCTTTAATTTAAGTTCAAAAACAATAACCATTTTACCATCAGTGAATAAACTTTGTGAAGCGTCAGTTATCAATGCTAACTTTTCAATTATCCCATCAATACTTTCTTTATTCTCTGCCATAATGTTAAATTTTTTGGTTTTTCAGGTAAAACGTCTTCTTTTTTTAATCTTTTTAATTGATTAATAAGATTTCGTTTTTCAATATCTAATTCATTCTTATCCTTCAGTTGTTCATTCTCCAACCACTTTAGGAGTTTTTGATTCTTCTCCATCTTCTAAGGTAATTTTACTAGGTTTTATTTGAAATTTTAATGATTGTAAACTTTGTAGATTCTGTTTTTCAAACATATCTTTAAGTTCTTTAACTTTATCATCAAATAGTCTTTCTTTTTCTTCTCTTTCTAAATTGTACTTGATAATACCTCTAATATTTATTGAAGTTTTTTCAACCCCCTCTTCAGTAATCTGGGTTACAAATGAAATAAGTCTTTGATTAGGTTCGGAAGATTCTTGTTCCATAACCTTATCTTCTTCCACAAAACGTTTTGGTAATTTCCAAGTGTTTGGGATATGTACATCAAAACTCAAATAGTTTTTTAGTTTTCTAACCGATTGTAGATATGGTAATAATTCTGAAAATTCTTTATATAAACTCATGTTTAAGATTTAATAATATAGGTTATTGCGTAGGATATGGATAATCCTAAGATTATAAGTGCCCTATCATCTAACATAAACCTTTGTGGGGTTGTTTGGTATAGGGCACTTATAAATGAAACTACCACTCTGATAATGTTCAAAAGTGAAAATATAAATATAAATAAAAAAATACTTTCAATATTATTCATTATCAGTTTTCTTTCTTTCTTCTAAGATTTCTTCACGTAAGGTTTGTAACAACGCTTTTAATTGTTGAGATACTTGTCTCGCTCTTGTTCCGGCACTTTTATTACCTTTCTGAAAGAACTTTGTTGTTTCGGTAGATAGTTCTTCAGTCAACGCTTTGATTTTTTCTAATGTTTCCATTTTTCGTTTTTTTTTAGTTTATTTATTATACAAAACTTAGGGTTTTTTCCCCTATTGTAAATAATAATGAGGATTTTTTTACTTTTTCATATTCTTTTCAAGTAACTTATATATTGTAACAATCATATCCAAATCTGATTTTGTGAATGATTTTTTCATATCAAACAAATCATTAAAAAAATGACCAATTGATTTCCTAACTTTCTCTTCTTTTTGATTATAAAAAATATCATCAAAAAAAGTCTTAAAATAATCATAATGGTCTCCTTTGGATTCAAATATTATATTTTCTTTTGAAAATCCTATTACGATTTTGTTCCAACACCATTCAAAATGTTTGTCATTATCTTCATCTGTAATGGTTATTTTTGTTTCATTTGAAGGTGGTGGTTCACCCAAATATGTTTCAATAATAATGATATTAAGTGAGTGTGCGAAATCAGAAAATAGTTCTAATTTTTCAGGTACGATATTATTAACCCTTAACCAAATATCTACGTCATCAGGTTTCATTGGTTTTGATATATAATCAAAAAAATTCTCCATAAGTTTTGCTTATGGAGAAAATATAATAACGATAATTAAAATGTGAATTATTGTGTCTTCTGATTGTAAGTAATTAAATGTTTCATCTTGTCAAATTCTTCATTTAATTTCTTTTCAGTTTTAGGTTCAACTGATTCTAATTTAGCCATGATTTTATCACCTTCATTTTCACCAGCTTTATCTCTTGATATTGGTTGAGTAGCTTTGTTATAAGCTTTTTTCTTAATTTGACCTAATAAGTTCTTCTTTCTTATTTCATCTCTTTTCTTATTAACATCTGTCTCAACAGCGTTTCCCCATTTTTGATTGTTACCTGTTCTTGATGAACCTTTAACATTGTCTGATACCCAATCTTCATTTGGTTCAATTTCATCGTAGTTAAGGTTCTCTAAACCAGCCGCAGTGAAATTATCAACATAGTCTTTAACCGCATCAGATGCTTTATATGCCTTCTTTTTCATTTCACCTAACTCACCATTACCTTTTGGAAAATGTTTTGGATTTGTTTCATATTCACCTTTAGAACCATCTTTCAAATATTCTTTCATTTTTTTAGCAACTGATTTCAAATACTCTTGGTTTTCTTTACCATCAGCTTTGTGTACTTGTTCGTACTTAGTTAAACCTTTTGGTTTTCCAATGGTTTTCAAACCAGCTTTTTGTTCTTTGATAATTTTCTCAATTAAATCAACCAATTCATCTTCGGTCATAGTTAAAGATTCACTAACTTTACCCTTTCCTTTATCTTTTAATTTTACACCACGTCCTAATAGAACATCTTTACGTGTTACTTTACCATCACCACTTAAATCTGGAAATTTTTTCTTACTTTCATTACTTTCACCAAACGCTTTATCTAAAGCCCAAGTAGCAACCGCGGGTGCCGCAGCAACCGCCATATCCGCAGCTAAAGCTTGCCATTGTTCATCCGTTTCTCCATTTTTTTTCTTATTTTTTCTTAATAATTTAAAATCTTCAGCATCTATTTTACCATTTTTATTCTTGTCAAGTTTTTTCTGACCACCTTTTAAAGACTCAGACATAGTTTTACACTTTTCTTTGAATCTTTCATCATCCGGCCCGAAATTATCTAATTGATACTTACAAAATTCATCATTTTCCATATCTTCTTCAGATTCTTCACTCATTTCTTCACCAACATAATCAAATTCTTGTGTTGCGGGTTTTCCTGATTTTGTTTTAGGAAATCCTTTAGAAACATTATAGATATCTTCCTCAACATCTTCAATAGTTGGAGGTAAATCATCTTCACTTCTATGATAGATACTTTCATTATTATATCCACATTCTGAACATTCACCTTCTCTCATCATTCCACCACACTCTGAACATTCTCCGTCCATTCCTTCAGTCATTTCTTCATCTTTTTCTTTATCAAATCCTGATGGTAAAGTTTTTTTCATTAAATCTTCAATCTCTTCATCTGTCATATTGGCAAAATTTAACTTACCAAAAGTTGGATGAGAATCATCCATACCACCTAATTCTTTTATGTCACCTTTAAGTTTAGAAACTAATTTATCCGCTTTTTCTTCCAAAGTTTCATTTAAAACCTTTGAGATAAGACTGTCAACATAAGTACTATTTATTTTTTTCATTTTCTTTTTTTTATTATAAATATCTATTTATTTTTGTTTGTTAGTTGAATTATTACCAAACTCTAATTTTAATATATCTCTGACAACATTTTCACTTATACCATATTTCAAACTTATTTTTTTAATGGTTTCCGACAAATTCAAAGCTTTTATATCACCTTGATTACAGTATGGGAATTTTTTACATTTCTTTTTTACTTGAACAAATTGACCTCCAGGTATTTGAGTTTTTGATTTACCTCTCCAATCACCTTTATTCATAGTTTTAGCCCATGCTGCTGGTGTTACATAAGAACCTGCAGAACCTGAACCTGTTGCTTCATTAGATTCAACTTTTTTTGGAGTTTCCTTAAATGAATCCTTAACGAATTTACTTTTAGGATTGAATCCGACAGGACCAACAAACCCTCCAGCAGAACCACTACCAGTCGATTCTTTTGATTCTATTTTCTCCAATTTATCATAATACTTTGGGTCTTCAAACAAATGGTCCATGGCAATTTCGTTAGCCCTTTTCTTATCATTAGTATGTTCCATTTCAACTTTCACACCTTTGTTAAGTTGTTTTTTTAACATACTCTCAATATCATCATAAGATTTGTTGTTTTTTAAATTTTTCTTAACTAAATCTTCAAAAGTTTTATTATCAGCTTTTCCACCCTGTAGTTTCTCTTCAGAAACTTTTTTCTTTTTTCCTTGGCAATGAGCTCGTTGACTAAACCCTTTTGGATTTTTACAATCAATACTATCTTTGTATTTTTGAGACCATTTTTCATTTATAAGTTCATCCATTTCTTTTTTAGAAATGTCAAATAATTTGTTTTCAGATATCTTACTCATAGTAAAAATTTTACCTATAGGTAGTTTCATTTTAGTTTTTCCAACCAATTTTTTAATATTACTCTTCTTTATTGGTCTTTTGATTATATTTTCTTCACCCAAATCTCTGGTCATATCCATCGCCGCTCTTACCGCATCACCTGTATTTGTTCCTTGTAATGCAGAATCTGTAACAGCTAATTCCATTGTCTTATTCCTAATATTAGTCGGAGATAATGCCGAACCTAACTGTTCCTTAATCATATTATGCGTTTTTTAATCTTGGTTCCCAATATCCTCTTTGAGTCCACATAAATTGATAGAACTCTCTGAATATTTTTATTACAATGTCTTTGATATCACCTTCTAACTTACCCCTCTTTATTTCTTTTGCGATTAATTCCAACATTTTGTCTTCATGTTGTTTCATAGTATTAGAACCTAAGAAATCCTTGATTTCTTTTCTAATCATAGTTTCAATTTCTTTCTTCTCAGATGATGTCAGTGCCATATCTATAATTATCTTGTTCCGAAAAATATTCCAAGAAAAATTGCAACTGCCGTTGTTACACCAGTTGTAGTCCATCCCGCAACATTCTTAACTTTACTTTTAAATAAATCTTTTTTCAATCCGATAATAATAATTGAATCATTACTTCTTTGTTTCTCACATAAAGTTAATTGCATTTCTTTATTTAATACTTGACCTTTCAATGTTAATATCATGTCATCCTTTTTTTGATTTTGGTCTGTCAAGTTTTTTACTTTAACTTCCAATAATGCGATTTTTTCATTTGATTTATTAATAACTTGAACGTAATACGCATCTAAACTATCACACTTTAAAGATAATTTTTTAAATGCTGTTAATAATTCACTATTATTGTCGAGTTTTTGAACTTGTTCTATTGTTAATACTATTCCAATGGTATCTCCATTTTGAACTAAGTATTCAGGTAAGTTTTCCTTAACAAATGAAATTTGGGAATATCCAAACATATACGTTAAACAAAAAATTGTAGTTATTAAAATATTTCTCATTATTTAGTTTTTTCTTTAATTGATTCTAAAAGTTCACTTCCAGTTCGTTTAATTGGATTTTTCTCAAGTTCTTCAATTTCCTTTTTTGTTTTTTCAAAACTTGATTTAAAATTAACAAGTTCATTTTTAGCCTTTCTTAATTCAACATCTTTTTTTAATATGTCTTGGTTAATTTTATTTAATTGATTATTTAACTGAACAATTTCTAAAGAATCTTTCTCATAATTTTGTTGGAGTAACAAAAAATCTTTTTTTAGAAGTTGTTTTTGTTTTTCAATTTTTTTATTTTCCTCTAATAGAGTTTTTCTTTCTTTTTTATGTGATTCCCCACTTAACATCATTTTGGTGAAGAAAATACCACACAAAACAAATAAAACCAATATCATAATTGATTTTAAATCTAATTTGGTTATAAATTCTTTAAACATATTTTAGTCTTTTACTGTTTTTTTTCTATTAGCTAAAACATTAGCCCATTTAGTTTTGAATTTCTCATAAAAACTTTTAAGTTTAGTTATTACTTCTAAGAATTTCTCATCAGTTCTTATCATTTCACCATTTATATAGATTCCATTTTCCTCTCCAATTGAAAAGAAGAATTCAAGGTCAAAATCAATAATCTTTCCTGACCATTCAACATTGTTCTTATACACGTTCAATTTGTTAAAATCCACTAAACTAGAAACACCCTGGACAAACTCATCCATAGTTTCTTGAAATGCAATTTTTTCATCAGTTGTTAACTGCAAATCAACATTATCTTTACCATGTAAAACTAAAATACCACCAGATATTCTATATGCTTGTTTTTTATCTTCTTTTGTTTCCGTTTCATCTTCAATGGTATCTTCAACAGATTTTGTCACATTTATTTTATCGGTAACGTCACCCGAGGTCAAATTACTACCCTGTTCTGTTATAATTCCATAACGACCTTTAATTCTGTTTTCTTCCTCATTTAATTGAGTGTTAGACAACATATTTCTAGATGCCTTTAACAATTTTTTTATTTCATCGTGTTTGTTATTCATTTTCAATTTTTTTTAAAAATATTTCGAAATCGAACGAGGGATTAACATCAGTTGATTCTGAATCATAATTACTTCTGGTTACCACTCCTTCAAATTTTTCTATACCATTTATTTTAGTGTTATGACCAATGACTGATTTTTTTATTGAAGTTCCTTCAAATATTTTTTTGGTTAACTCTACCGCAGAATTTATTTGTTCTTCAGTGTAAGGTTGCCAAAAAAAGTAATCACGCCATTTTTTTTCATAAACAACTCCATTATAAATATCGCCAATCCAGTTAACATACTGGTTACTTAAAGGTTCTTTTTCTAACCAACCCAAATTTTCTAAACATATGATAATAGAATATTTGTTAAGATTTTCATCAGAAAAGTATTTGGAATACTCATTGTTAGATAAAATTTGATATGTTTTACCTTCTCTATTTATTAAATAATGAGGTAATTTAGGATTTTTACCGTTAAAACGATAAATTAATGATTTAAGGTAATCTTGATGATTCCTTGATGTATGTACAAGAATTATTTGGGTCTTTTTCTTGTGTTTACCGATAGATTTTAAATTTCCAAATTTTTCTATTTCCACTATACATGCAAATTAAATTAAATTTATTTAACTCGGTTTTGTATATGTAAGTCTTCGGACACCATCATCAACCGTTGTTGTAGTTATTGTCTCAGGATTGATATGATGACCATTTTCATCATATATCTCCCCCTCATCATTCACAAAATATTTTACAGGAACTTCAACTATTTTTTCAACCGGTACTTCTTTTTCTACCAAAACTTCTTTAATAACATCAACCGGCACCTTTTTTTCTACCAAAACTTCTTTAATAACTTCAACCGGTACCTTTTTTTCAACCACAACTTCAATAGGGGTTTCTTTAATAACATCCCCTTCAATTATTTTTTCTTCAGTTTTTGGTTCAACCTCATTTTTGTTATCTTCATACTTTATGAAAAAATGTAATGATGTTAATGATATTATTGGTAATAATCCTCCTTCTAAAAACGCCAACCATCTTTTTAATGCTATGATATCTGTAGTATCTGAACCTAAAAACTCCCAAACAGGTTCAGTTAATTCTACCCAAGCTTTGAAGAGCTCTCCATTAGAATCAATTTCCTTATATGAAAAGAATATATTACCAATCATTTGTATGAAAGTTACTAATCCAAACATAATCCAAACCCCGCCTTTAATTCTATTAGTCGCAGCAACCAAAGCGGTCATCGCACCAACTTCTATCGCTATCGACAAATAAATCGCCCAACTAATTGGGTTAGACAGATTATACCACGAGACTACGTGTGAAATAGAAATTCCTGCAACTAAAAGTATTGGGACTAAAAACATGGTTCTATTTGGATTTAATTTAATCCATTCCCAAATTTTTTTCATTTTTCTAAGTTTTTAAGATTTTGTTTAACAATTTTATGTAATTCCATCAATTGTTCTCCTCTATTTTTAGAGGAAATGTAGTTATCATATTCGGTATGAATTTTAATTTTTTCAACTCTAATAACTTCAGAAATATTATTAATAGTGTCTTTCTGACCTTTTATAAGGGTAGTTAAACTATCAATAACTTCAGTAGTTTTGGTGTTGACCTTTTCTAATTTTCTAACTTCACTTGACTTGGAACATGAACGGAAAAATAAAATAACCAATAAAGACACTAAAATGTGTATCTTATACTTTTTAGCAAATTCAATAATTTTTTTCATAATATTTTTCCATAAAAGTAAAAAACCTTCTACGATAATAAATAGAAGGTTTTTTTTATTTTTACATATAGTCGAATAATATCGAACTTTCGTTTCTTAATTTTCTTAAACTTTTCTCCTTTATCTGTCGCACTCTCTCTTTAGTAAGATTAAAATCTTCACCAATATCCTCTAATGTTCTTGGACTACCAGACAATCCATAATAATCTTCAATTATCGCTCTTTCTCTTTCGTCTAAATTATCAAGAAGATTTTTTAATTTATTTTTTAAAATATCCTTACTATTAAAACTATGGTCAGGAGATAATGCGTCATCATTTTTAATAATGTCTACAAGTGTATCCCCATCTTCATTAATAGTATCATCTAAATTAGACATTGATGGTAATGTTTGGAATCTATTTTCTAATTCTTTCCCTGTCAGTTCAGATTCTTTCTTCGCCTTATATAAATCTTGCACAACATTTACTGGTAGACGAATAGTTCTTGCGTTGTCGTTCAAAGATTGTAAAATTGATTGTTTTACCCACCACACCGCATAAGATATAAATCTAAGGTCTTTACTCCAATCAAAATTTTTAATCGCCTTCATTAAACCTAAATTACCTTCAGCAATCAAATCAGGAAAATCAAGTCCTTGGTTTTGATATTGTTTCGCCACAGTAATGACAAATCTCAAATTACCTTCTAAAAGTTCTCGATGAACGTCTTCAATTTGTGATTGTGTTAAAGTACCAGATTTCATTATTTCTGATAATTCTTTTTCACGTTCTGGTGTCATTACCTTAATCTTTCTAATCTCTTTAAGATAATGATGAATTTCTTCTTGGTTAATCGGAATAACTGAATTTTTCTCTTTCATAGTTTATTTTGAATAGTTATGTAATAATTTTAACTCTTGTTTTGTGAGTGATGAAACTCCCGTTTTTGATATTTTATCTAACAAATCATCTAAAGATTTTTCAACTATTTGACTTTTCTTGTTATTTTCAATCTCATCATCTTCACATTCTAAATCAAAAATTTCATTTAAGTAATTTTTTGGTTCTATCTCATCACCAAATAACAAATTTCGTACCTGATTGTTTTCTTTAACAATATTGTCAGGTTTTTCTGACATTTTGTCAGTATCGAATAAATGTTTTTCAACTTCAGGGGTTATCCAATAACCTATTTGTTCTGTATTATAAGGGATTAAAAAATAAACGATGTTTGAAATACCTAATGTCAACATTAGATAATCTTTTACATCTTCAAATGGAGCGTTTGATATAAATGTTAAAATAACCGACTGAGGGCCGTAAAAGTATTTTATATCCGCAGTGTCCGCAACTCCAACTATTTCTTCCGATAACACTTTGACAAATTTATCTTGGTTCTTACTTTCAGCAAAAACCAATAACACATATCTACACATATTTTATTGATTGAGACCACAAATATACTAATATTTTTTTGAATCACCAAATTATTGTGTGACAAAACTTATATTATCCACCTTTTTAATCTTGATAACGTTGTCAGACCAGTTGGTTACCAACGGATTATGGGTAATTAAAAATATTTTTTCAAAATATTCCTTAATCTTATTGAAAAACTCACCTACCATATCCAAATTATCATTAGATATCTTACCAAAAACTTCATCCATTACCACAATATTTGGTTTTGGTAATGAACAAATTTTAGTTAAAACAGACCTAAGAGCTAATGATGCTATGGTTCTTTCATAACCTGAACCTGAAGCCATAAGTTTTTCTACTTGAGTATTATTGTCAATCATTATAAACTCAACTTCATTCTTATCATTAATTCGAACTTCTAATCTAAAATGTGAACTGTCTTCAAGTAATCTTTGTAGTTCTGAATTAATTAATGGCATCATTGTTTTCATAATAATTTTAGAAATACCATTCTTTCCAAAGATATCCAAATAAACTTTATATATCTTTTCTTTCTCAGATTCTTCACTGATTTTTTGAATCAATTTATTATTATTTTCAATTTTATCATCGAATGATTTAATTTGAAAATTATTCGTATCAATTTTTCTTGATAAATTAGTTTTTTCAGATTCCAATTCATCCAATTTTAAACCCGCTTTAATGATTAAAGTTTCAGTTTTTTCATTTTCTTTAATCTTATCCTGAAGTTCATTGTATTTCGATAACTTGTCTTGAAGATTTGATATTTTCATATCCAAACTTTCAATGTTTAACTCATGCTTTTCTTTGATTAGTTTGTTTTTTTCATACTCATCAAATTCCTTTTTTAATTGTACAAACGCCTGTTCTTTGTTGGTTAAATCCTGCATTAACCCTAATAATTGAGTTTTATGCACGATAAATCCGTCAAGTTGAGATATTTTAGAATTTGTAATCGCCGCATTCATTAACTCAATACCACAATGCTCACACTTAATACCACCACTAACAGAACTTTTCAACTCTTCAATAGATTTGATTTTTATTTCCACTTCAACTTTTTGTTGGAATGTTTTCTTGGTCTCTTCCTTTATCAAATCATGTTCATCTTCGTGATAATACGATGATGGTTCAATCACTTTTATTTCTTCAAGTTGTTTTTGAACTCCTTTTTTTTGTGTTTCTAATGATAAAATTTCACCAGTAACTTTATCGGGAGACAATAATGTGATTTCCTTATCAATATCAGTATGCTTACTTTTTAAAAGACCATCTCTATATTCTTGACCTTTAATAATTCTGTCTTGAACAAGGATTAAATCATTTTGATGATTAGTATTCTCATCTTTAAATGACTGAATTTTTATTTTATAATCTTCGTTATCCTGTTTTAGTTTTTCACTATTGTAAACTTTAGATATCATCGAAGATGCAAATTCAGTATAGATTTCTTTCGCAACATCTTCTTTTCTTTTAAGAAAATCTAACCCCATAAATCTAGACAAAACTTGACCTCTTGCAGTTGGTTTGGAATCAATTAATTCTTCTAAATTACTTGCAGTTGTTAAAATCGTCATTAAAAAGTCTTCCTTAGAACCAATTGATGTTTTAATGAAGTTTTCGGTTTCTCTTCTTTGTTCACCAGTGAAGTTCTGCAAACTACCATCCGAAAGTTTTTTATAGAAATCTAATTCGGTTTTAACATTCCATTCACCAGTTTTACCTTTCTTTCTTTCAATTTGCCTAACAATAATATAATCCTCACCATCAATACTAATTTCACCCTTTACCGATACTTTGTTTTTATCGGTAAATCGATTAAATATTTCTTCGGCCTTTGTTGTTTTGGTTGTCTCATTAAAGAATAAGAACAATAGTAAATCCACCGTTAAGACTGTATTGTGAGATACAATACCATTTGTATAATATTGATGAACCTCAGCAACCTGAACGTCATAAAGAGTATCCTTTTCATCTAATAATTTAACATTGGTTACCAAACTATCACCATTAATTGTTTGTATTTTTTCACCGATTTGAAGTTCTTTAAGAACGACAAATTCATCATTATCATTTTTTAATTTATGATAATCCGCACCTTCAACAAACATCCCATTTTCTAACTCACATCTATATATATCCGCGTTTTTTTCTGTAATACCACACCATTCAATATTTTTATACCCATATGGTGTATTAACTTTAAAACCTAAATCACCATATTTTTGGTAAATTTCATATAATTCCCCAATTTTAATTTTCATTTTTTAAAAAATTTAAACATTTTTTTATAACTTTTTCTTTATCTTTTTTATATTCGGAATCCCATATAATTAAAACATCATACTTATGTTTATTCGCCAATTTAATCTTAATATCATCTTTTTTCCATATATCTTCAGATGTGATATTTTTACGAAAAGGATTTGGGGTTTCATTTACAGAATAAGTGTCCGGATTAGCGTGGTAATTATCACCATTATATTCAATAATTTTTTTATTTAATAAATCGGTAAAATCATAACGATAAAACCCATCATTACTGGTTAATACAAACTCACCACCTTTTTTAGCGAACATAACATAATTTAATTCTTCAACATTTTTATAATATTTTAATAACTCAAAGAATAAATCTTGTGACACTTTTGAATATCCGGATTTTAAATTACCATTCTTATAAAGTGATTCTTGCCATTTTTTTTGTCGTTCAGTAAATATTATTTTACCTTCTTCTTCACCATATTTTTCAATACATTTAACTAAACTGAATTTATTCTGACCTTCAGAAACTTTATTTTTTGATTCCTCAACAGAAAATCCTTTATTTAACCAATATTCAACACTTCTTGGTGAATGTAATTTACCCTCTTTAACTTTTTTTTCTCTAAATAATTTAACTCCTTCTTCTTTACCATATTTTACAATAAACGCTCTTTCAGTATTCATTAAATGTAATTCAGTTTTTAATTTAGATTCTTCAATAGAAAATCCTCTACACAACCAATGTTCAACTAAATTTGGTTTCATTTCTTTAATTTTTCGAGTTGATTCTTCTTCAGATAAACCTCTTTTAACCCAAAAATTAACACTAAATGCTGACCCTTTTATTATTTCTACACCATTTTTAATTAAAACTCGTTTAATTACTGAAGAATCAACATTATATTTTTCAGAAATAAACATAGTCGATTTCATCTCATTCACATAAAGATTAATCATATCATTTATTTGGTTTTTATTAAAATTATATACTTTCCTCATATCTTTTTAATTATAAATATAACCATCAAACTAAAAAGGTAAGGAGGTGGTGTAATTATTTTAACTCATCAGGTAAAAACCCTAACTTATTAACTATGTAATCAATATTAAATTCAATATCAATCTCAGTATCTCTTCTTACGCATTTCCCACCAAAATTACTAGGATTTGACTCAATAACACTTATCCCATTACATTTATCAAAATCAATTTTTTGGTTTTCACCATACGAAAGGAAATTTGAAAATTCGATGTTCTTAATGTACCATCTTTTGAATGGAACTACTTCACTTTCATTTAGATAAAGTTTATTATCAACCGTTTTATCCAAGTTAATAATATTATCTAAAATTGAATCTAATGATTTAGATGTTAGATATTGCTTAATCAGTTCTGTCTGATAACTTTTATCTAAAATATTGAAAGAAATATCAACATTGTTTGTTACTTCTTCAACAGTTTTAGTCTTAGTAATAACATTTACGTTAGTAGTATTATACTTTTTTTGGAAGTATTGTCTTACACTTTTTATTTTTTCTTGTGTGAAATTTTCAGTATAATCTTCCCAAACTACTTGAACATAAGGATTATCTAAAATATCTACATCTAATTTGTATGCCATTCTTTGGTAATTAAAATTTGGTATGGGATTAAATAAATCCCACATTTTATTCGTTTGTTGG